ATGATTTTGGGAAGAATAGGATGGTATTTTAGGACATTGGCTTTTGCCATATTTGCGTTCTGTTCAATTGCCATTTTACTTCCTTCGATTGATCAATTAAGTGCCTCTTCGGAAAATTACGAGCGTCCGCTTCGAGTTTCTTGGGAAGAAGAAGCTCAAGACCGAATTGAGGCATCCTTCAATCAGATAAAGGATTCGAATCTATCCACTTTTGTTCTTAGTGAAGATGATATCAAAAGAATCGATAACTCTACTTCACTTGTGATTCTTTTAGCTGAGGAAGCTTTTGAATTTAACTTAACTCACAAAAGAGAAGCAAGCATTAGGCCAGTAAGTCTAGTAGATAATATTAAATTAGATAACACGAGTGAAAAAGAGAATTCTTCCTCTTCGTTAGGGGACTTTGAATCGATTAGTTTGATTTTGTCTGAAATGCTAACTGGGAAATTCTTTAAAGAAAAGAATCCAGATCAGGTATCTTCTCTTTTTCGAACCCAATTCCCTAATTCGAATTCAATCTTACTAAGTAATCATTTCTCGCAAACGAATCATCAATTAAAATCATTTAAGAAATTTAGAAGATATTTAGCGAAACTAACTCATTCAGATCCGGATGGTTGTAAAATTAATTTTTCTTTCCCTCCTTCCTGCTCTTCCAAATTCAAATCTAGTTTCTTTCTAAAATCTTTCTCTTCCTTAAGTTTCCAACGAAACAATAAATTCTACATCCCTGTAGGCGTGTTGGCACAGACTCTTTTCCGAGCCTGGACTTTGAATCGCATTTATAAATTAACTTTGCCTTTAGATCAAAAGGAACAATTAGCATGAATCAAGAATTTCAAGTAGCTTTAAATAAATATAATCTCAAGAGGTTGGAATTCTATTTTCATAATATTCTATCCTCAGATCTGAAATTTATAAAGAGATCTAAGAATGTTAGGACAAGAAGACTCATTTATAGATCAGCTATTCAATTAGCAGTTTCTTTTTTCCGAAAGTTATTCGTTACAATTTTAATGTTAGAGATTGGCGTCGCACCTCTAAGCGCGGACCCAACCATTTTTAGAGATCTTTGGAAAAATGGATCGGATGGAAAATTAGAAAGACAATACGACAGGGCAAGCTCTTCAAATTCGGAAGCTGATTGGAATGATTCGGTAAATAGAGGTTTTTCCGTACTTCGCGCGGACTGGGAAGCGGCAGCCGATAGCGCTATAGAGAAAAACTTACTTGAGAACGGTGGAAGTTCCAATACCACGCTTAAAGATCAGCTTTTACAAGAGAAGGCCCTTGTCAGGAGTGAATGGGAAGAAGACGTTCAAGAAGAAATAGAAAACCGTAAAGGTCAATGGAAAGCTAAAGTTGCTTCCAATGGCCTTGAGGAAACTCTTGCGACCATTGATAAAAATGCGCTCATCCAAGCTGTATTACAAGCCGGAGTTGCTGCGCAAGCTGGAACGAATGCGGGTGAAAAAGCAGGTCTTTTCGACTCAACTATGAAAACCTTTCTTACTAGTTTTCGTTCCGATTGGGAATCAGACTTAAACTCTAAAATAGAAGGCATTGAAAGTAATTCCAATCTCTTAACAGATACACAAAAACAAGGCTTTGAGACAGCTTTAGCAGATATAAAGAAGAGTATTCTAGCTGAATATTATTATGAGGAAAATTCAATTGTCGCTGCTTATCGGGCAAACTTTGTTTCTAAGGCAAATGCGGCAGACGATATAGATGGTCAAATTGCTCAAGAAACAGATCCAAATAAACTCGCATTACTATTAATCGAAAAAGCTCAAAAAAGTGCAGGTGATCTTTCAGGGCTTGTTACAACACCAAATTCATCCAATGTGGATCCAAATACGATCGTTACAAATGGGGATGACTACCAATCTAAGTTTCTAGCTGCTCTTCAATCCGGTCAAAAACAATGGCAAGATGCAATCGATCAGTTGGTTTTAGGAAAACTTAGATATGATAAAGAAGTAGAACTCCAATGGAAGTCAGGTGAGGCAGATTGGTCAAACGCGTACAACCAAATCTTGAAAGCAAAAGCAGACTGGACTCAAGTTGTAAATGCTCAAATTCAGAAAGGATTGCAATCCTGGGATGAATCTGAAGCGCAGTTAAAAGCGAATAAAGAACAAGCACTTGCTGAACTAGATAGAACACTTGCGACTCAATCTGAACAGTGGCAAGCTCATGTAAGAGGAATTGAAAGTATTGTAGTTGGCGGAGCAGATACTCTAACTACAATTCAATCGAATATTCAATTCTTTGAAGGAGCTATTGCTAGGGCGGAAAAACCAAATAGCGGTTATCCTGCCTCTGTAGTCACAGAATACAAATCACAACTTACATACTGGCAAGGTTTAGAAACTAGGATTCGTGATTTAGTAAAAAATTCTCAAAATACTCTGCATGACGACGACGTTAGAGGAACGGACGGTCTCTTAAGTTCCACCGGGATATATACTTCCCAAGAATTGGAGCTACGTATTGCACAGGCTGAATTAAAAGTCTTACAAGAAAATCAAACTAGAGCACAATCAGTTTACGATTATGCAGTGGCAAATGTCGGAAACAAAACTGCTGCACAATTAGAGGAGGAACTTACATCCGTAAAAGCCGATTTTGAAGCAAAGCAAAGCGCATATTTAGCACTTCTCTCCGAATTAAATGGAAGCAGCGCAACAAGTACCTATTCTCAAACCGGATTAGACTCTACTTCTTCTACAACGGCAAATTCGACAACTACAAGTCCTACAAGTATCTTAACGGATCTCGAAGCCGCAAATAAGGTTTTAGAAGATAAAAGGAAAGCCTTAGAGCTCGCTCGTTCGGAATTAATGAATTCCCAAAATGCTTACGATAGCACGATCAAAATGCAGGTTTTAATTCAAAACCCTGAATTGCTTGGATCGATTGGAGAATTAAAGACGGACGGTACGAATAAAACCGATTCTGGCTTACGTTACGAAATAGAGCAGGCAAACGAAGAGATAGAGCGTCAAAGAGAAGTTTTACGTCAGCAAGAAGCTGAAATGTACAAACTAACGTATGAAAGAGAAAATGCTCTAAGAACACAAAGTTTTTATAATCAAAGTCTGAGCCAAATTTTAGCTTTCGAAGACGTTAAAGAGAAAAAGGCCGCACTAGAGAAAGTCCTTAACGGTGACGGTACATTAAGTGAGAAAATCGATTCCCTCTTAAGTGGAAACACTCTTGTGTCTCTTTATGGAAATACTGTTGCAGTTCAAATCCAAAAGGAATTAACAGACATGAAATCGCAATTGGCTAATTTGGATACTCCAGTTGTCGATTCGAGCAGTTCTTTTGATAGCCAAGTTCAGCTATTGAATACAGCGAGTACAAGTTTCCCGGTCGATGACTTAACCGCAAAGAAATCAGAATTAACAAACTACTTAAACCAGTTAAAGAATATTAGAAGCGGTTTCGGTTCCGTTTCTTCTTACGATACAACCTATCTTGGACTAGATCGTGTGGACCAGGGAATTGCATATTTGGAGAACTTACTTGGACAATGGAATTCCAATTCTTCTTCTATGGAAGATGGGTTTTCCAAAATTCAGGATAAAACTTCCGAATACAATGCTTATGTAAGTGCGAATTCAAATTTGAAAGGAACAACCGAGTATTCTAATCGGATTTTAACTCTTGTAAATGATATCCAAGGCTCTGCTGTTCAAATAGGGCAGTTCCAATCTTTTGTCTCAGATTTAAATCAAACAACAACCTATTTGAATACCGTTCTATTGGACGTATTTCAAAGAGGCGGAACTGTTATCGATTCAAGTCTAACCGGAACTGATAGAACAAATGCTAAGAATGATTTAGCAGGATTTAGATCTATTTTGGATTCTAGTACTCAAGCTTGGTCGCCAGTGATTTCCGGTATGGGAACCTCGTTTGGTGATATCTCTAGTCTTTTCGGAAATTTTGGGAATTCTATTCAGGCGTTTAAGAACAGTATAGAGACCCGAAATAGTGTGGCATCTTCTGTGTCCGGGAAACTCCTATCTTATTACGAAAGTTTCCAAACCGAATATTTAGTTAGAAAAGACGAACTGAATTTCCTTTTAGATCCGGATGGTAATTCGGAAAGTCTTCAGGCATTAAAACAAAACGCAGAAAATCGCAAAAATATTGAAGGTGCAAAAATTAACGAAAAGGCATTAGAGATCTTGCATGGTTATTTAGCCGATTTGCCTTCGGATAAAAGAAATTTTAGTACGATTTACTTGCAAGTATTGAAGGACTCTGATTCTAACTCGTTGAATTTGGATTTAGATCCTGATGCTTTAGTTCAGAGAAAAGCTTTAGAAGTAGTTTTAAGTTTCTTTCGAAACAATGGAAATTCTATCTCGAATCAATTGGCTTCGGCTGACTATGAAGATTGGATTTCGAGCTTAGAAAAGGAAATTGATGCCGCCGGAAATGCAGTTTCTTTCTATGAGGATGGTGGAAAATTTAGCGCCGAACAAAGAGCAGCTATTCGAGAAAGTGGAACGGCCGATGAGAAAAGGCTCCTTAATGAATCCTATGGTTTCGGAAGCACTTTCTTCTTTGGTTCTGCTGTAGTTTCGAAAGTGTCTTCACTAGACCAAGCATCCAAATCCATAAGTGCTTTCGCAAATCAAGTATCCACAAACGGTGTATTGTCCGCATTAACAGACGACTATTTCGAATCTCAAGAGAATAAAACAACAGGTTTACTTTCTGAAATCAGATCGAAGGTAAGTGGGTTATCCGATTTAACGGCGTCCGATCTATTGCAGGATTCCTTTAACCTAGGAACAAACCAGGATCACAATACAGAAGAAGAAGATTTTAGAAAAAATCTTTTGGCTGAATACTTAACTGGCAAATCCACTACGGAAGATTTCTTCTTAGCGATGAGCGATCTATCGCAAATTTCGAATATCTTCGGAACAGGTATCGCATCCTCAGTATATTCGGATGCTTCCAAATTAAATTCCAAATACAATACAAACTTATCAGATTATAATTTAGCTTCTTCCAATCTTGTTTCTTCTCTAAATAGTGCTGATTCTCCTGTAAACGCCGCATTATCTTTATTATCAGATGATAGGTTTAATTATTTCTCAGGTCAAATAAACTCCCTACAAGGAATCTATAACTTAAAAGATTACCAAGACCCAGCAAATCCGGGTGTAAATGTTTTTACTGCCGAAGATTTTACAAGCCTTGGAAACTATATCTCTACTGTTTCGACGAATCTTTCTAGTTGGAACTCTACGAGAACGAATTTAGAATCTGCATTTAGCGCGTATAACGATGCAAAAACCGCACTTTCTTCTCTTACTCCAGGAAGTGATGCTTTCCTAAATCAATCCGATGTAGTTCTTTCCAAATTCAATGATTTAAAATCTGCATACTTAAATTCTCAAGGGTTACTCCAAGTTATCACTGGAAATTCTCAAAGTGCATATACAGAAGGAAGAAACTTAGTATCTCAAATGAAGCTAGAGGAAAATCTTCCTTCCACATTCCTCTTAAATGCGACGACACTTGCACTAGCTCCATCCGGAATTCTGGACCAATATAATACTACACCGTCCAATTTTACCTATTTTGATACATTACAGAGTAGTCCAATCGAACTCCTTATCTCCCAAGAAATGGGTGTAACACTTGGAATGCTTGGTCTTGCGACAGATCAAAGCAATCTAAGTAGTGTTTTTGCTCTGTCCGGCGGCTTAGATGCAATCTCTAATAGCCTGCAATCGGTATCTAAAACTTACGCTGCATTACAAACTACAAAAGGACAAGTAGAAGATTTTAAAGACGGTTTATCCGATAAGATTATCGTATATTTAGGCGAAGGTTCTAAGAATCAAATTAGCCAAGATGATCTCATTTCATACGTTAAGCAGCTAAGGGACTTCTTTATAACAAAACAACAAAACGGAGAAGAAGTAAATAGCGCTATCCTTACTGCCCTTGAAAATGCAGGAACTTATACCGACCAAATAGAAAATCTAAAATATTTCAGTTCTATTCCGGTCGCCGATAGAACAGAAAGTAATCTAAATACTACCTATTCGAATGCGAAGGATTATACATCCACTGTAACAGAAGCAAAAGCAATATTCGCTGATTTACAATCCACACTAAAAGCGTTACAAGCATCCGGTCAGCCAGTATATAACGCGATGGGTCAAATTGAATCTAGCTTAACAAAATTTGCGACCTTACAAGCAAAACTATCTGGTACAGATTATGAATTAGATTCCGAACTTGTTTCCGGAATGCAATCTTTGAAAGAATATGCTTGGGAAATTAGAAAAGAAGAATTAGGCGAAGCCTTCCTTTCAGAGCTTGCAAGTAATACTTCCCTAGACCAGTTTATGGCGGAGGTTCGTTCAGGAAAGAAATGGAATGTTGATTCTAATGCAAGTTCTACGAATATATATGCTCTATCAAAGAACACAGAGGCGAAGTTTTTAGGACAGTCATTAACCGAATCCCAAATAACTGAAATATTTGAGTATTTAAAAGTATATAGAGACCAAGCAAAAGTTCAAAACGCGGATCTTAGCCAAGGAATTTCTAGCATTATACTGTCTTCCGATCCGGAAGTAAAAGCGGCACTAAATGAACAAGCCTTGGCATTAGGTTACGAGAGAATAAATAACAGTTTAAGCCAAGGTGTATTCGCAAATTCGAGCACCTATCCTCCGGAACTAGCAAATTACGCTTTAGTCAGTAATTTCTCTGCATACTTGGGAGCGATGACTTACGCGGCTAGTACGAAAAACGAGACAGTCGATAAGAACCAGGTATTGAGAGATTTCCTTTTGAATTACGGCATTTCTTCAGACGGTCAATCACTGCTTGAGAACTTTGTCTCAAATTATGACTCTAGAAATTCCTCATACTATTTACCAGATTCGCTGAAAGAAAGGGATTTGGCTTATGCTTATTATAATCGTTCGGCAACAGAAAACTTAAGTCCGGATGATTTGGAATCCCTAACTGCTTGGTTAAAGGATAAAAAATACGAACCAGGGCTTGTCACTTCCTTAAATAAAAGTGTCAGAATGGATTTCGTGCTAAGTAATTATTCAGGTGAGAGCGACGATGAATATTTGAGTTTTGCAAATAGTAAACTACAAGGAGGAGTATCTGATTCTGAAAAACAAGGGTTCCTCCTCTATAAAGCGGGGATTTATACTCCGTTCGGATATTTAGATCCTCTCTCTAATATTCAGACTGATTTCTATTTAAAGAATTACCAACATGAATCAGGGTTTTCTGATCTTGTCTCTTCATTAGGCAAAGAGAACTTAAATTTAACTTTAGAAATTACAAACGCACAAGCTAGTGAGAGAAAAGCAAAATACGCATACGACGTTGTTAAAGGTAACGTTGTAATTGAGAGTTATTTGAGTTACATAAATATTGGTTCTCAAGGCCAAACGGCTCCGACACTTGAAACTCAAATAACCAACAAAGAAAGAGAACTTGAATACCAGGCAGAACAACGCTTAGGAAATTTACTTTCTTTAATCGAAAGTTATAAGTCTTATTCTTTCGATCCGGATAAAACTGAAGCAAATCCTTCTATTCGTCAGGCATTGAAAGAAATCCAAGACTCCGGATATGAGATTTCCGATGACGTATATGAGAAAGACCAAACGACCGGGACCTATAATTTTATTCCTGGAATTAATAACCTAAAAGGCATCATAGACAATTACGTAGACAATAACTTGCCGGGTAGAGTAGCGATCAATGATCCATACGCAGAAACCAGTAAAGCAACGGGGGCAATGTATAGTTATGCTGACAATATTATGGATTCCGGTAAAAAGATTGGAATCCTAACTGATATTGCAAATAAATATAATGGTCTTTCCGGAGATGCACTTAAATCAGCCTTAGGTAGTGAACTTGGAATTGTTAAAACGCAATACGATCTAAATCAACAAGCGTTCGAAGATGCGGAAGCTGCTTTCACTGCACAACAAACTGTTGTAAAAGGTATTCAAACTCAATATGCCGCAAAGCAAGCCGAAGTAACCGCAGCGTATAACACGATGGAAACTGCTTCCGCTGCACTCTCCGAGAAAAGCGCCGTTTATGATTTCGCAACTCTTCAGGAATATAGTGCTGGTGTAAGTAATCTTAATGCGACTGAACTTTCAAAAACAAGGCTTGCCGATGCAAACGCCGCGGTCACAGCGAAACTAAAAGAAATTACTGACTTACAAAGCCTAATTTCCAAGCAAACGACTCTAGCTAGTATTAATTCGGATCCACAAGTTCAGGAGAACCAAAAACAAACCGAAGAATGGGCAGAAAGAGCTCTAAGATTTAGTCAGGCAGAGAAAACGATAAAAGATAGAATGACCGATCTCAAAAATCAGATCGATTCTGAACGGGCAAATCTACAAGGCTATTTGAATAATGTCTTAGTTCCTGCAAGTTACCAATCTAAATTGAATGCTAATGGTCTAGATGGAAAGATCGATTATCAAAAATCTGATTATATCTCCCTAGAATCAGATCTACGCCAAGAATATCAAATTATGGAAGGAGTTCTTGGTGGCAATATTGGTCTTTGGGATTTTATTAATGGCGGAAGAGGCTCTACAAGTGGAGCCTTAACTTATGGCGGAGGATTAAATTCTCAGTATCCGCAGTATAGTATTTTAGATTTTGTTAAATCTCACGGTGGAAGCTCAGATCTTGCTCCTCAAATGAAAGCAACGATGAACGCTTTTGATGGTGTATGGTGGTTAGATCCTTATGCGGGGGCAACTGCGGCGGCGAATAATCGATTAAGTTCTACAACGTATTCTCAATATGCCTCCAAGATGGAAACAAGCCTTTCGAACCAAATGGGTGCTGAGGCTTTATTAATTGCAATTATGGGATGGGGAAATCCAACCGTAGGCTTGGAAGCGATCAATAGAACAAATACCTGGGTAACTCAGAAAGCTGCATTGCAATCAAATCTGGATTCCGCGCAAGCATCCGCTCAAAAATTAAAAGACTTACAGGCAGAACTCAATTATTACACGGATATTTCGAGCAACGACCAATTGAAATCGGTTCTGTTAGGTTCCGGAAATGAACAAGGGAAATACACCCTTAATACAGGTTTGCTTGCAAGTGACTTAAACTATTTAACTGGGACTGGAACTTTCGATAACGGTACGCTTTCATGGAATGGAGGTAAAGAACCTCTAAACATGGATAAGATTGCCGGTAAGAACGGAAATTCTGTGGTTCAGAAAAGATATGTCCACGATGCTTATGGACTTCTTGTACGAGATGACGGGGATAACGCCGGAGGTGTATCTGCTACTATAACTGGATCAACTGATGGATTAAAAACAGCTACAATGACAAGTGCGGATGAATTCGTTTCCGCATTGGCAGTACTTTCTCAATCTCAATACGAGATTGAAAGAGATGAATACTTTGCAGCTCAAGATAAATATATTGGAGCTGGCGGTCAAAAGGCAGACCAAAAAACAATCTTGGATTCAAGAGAGCAATTCTACTCGGATCTCTTAAAGAACCTTTCTAATAACAACGGCGAAAACATTGAATACGATATGTATAAGAAAGTCGCCGAAGATTACATGGGGAAAGGAAAAATTATCGATCAACTCTTTATAGCAAACCAGCAACAACAATACGCTTTGCAAACGGCCGTATGGGATCAAAAGGAACAAGACTTCTATCAAAAGAAACAAGAGTGGATAGAGAATATCCAATTCCTTCAAAATGCTGGCTTATCGAAATTTAATGAAATGACAAATACTATTCTCCAAAGCTGGGATAGTTGGAGAACGGATTTCAAAAAGAAAGCCGCTGAAGGTGAAAAAGCTCACATCGATCAAATTGCGACTATGATTTCCGAAAAAGCCGCTTGGGAAAAGGACTTTATATCCACATATAAGGACCAAAGCGATTCGGACAAACTTGCACAAGCTTATAAGCAAATCCAAAGCTTGATAGAAAGCTATAAAAAAGACCTTCCAACCGAAGTCGGAGTGGAACTGAACGCTAATGCGATCTTGAATAAAGTCTTAGCTGGTGCTCCAAGCAAGTTTGATGATAACTTAATTAATCAAGGTTCTTATCAAGATGTTCAGTTCTTCATTGACCAGGTAAAAACTCAAAAACTGAACGATTCAAATCTGAAACAATTCCAAGAAATGAGTAAGGAAATGGAAGAAAGGTCACAGAAGCTTGTAGTATTACAATCATTAGACGGCTTATACAATATTCCAAAAACTTACGAAGAAACAATCGGTGCAGCGAATAAGGATCTTGGTAAACAACTTGTCCAGAAAGTAATCCAAGACGGATTTATGCCAGTGGGTGATCTACTCATAAGACAAACAGTTGGACCAGACGGGCAGCCTCAGCAGCAGATCCTTCCAAATTACGCTATCTATGGTTATGAAGGACCAAAGCAACTTCCGAAGGTAAAAGATAGCCAAGGAAAAGAATGGGATTTAAGTAATTATAACGCGTTAGCGGCTGATGGTGGACCATCTACCACTGAACTCCAACAAATGGTTAAGCTCGCAATTAGCGTGTTGGATAAGGACTTCAAGAAAACTTACGATCCAGTAAACCAAGAGAACCGAGAAGAGAAAATTGCGGCTTTAGATCCAATGGCAATGGCAAAAGTCATGCAAGCTTCTCAAGGAGCACTAAGAAACCTGCTTAGCGACCCTAAGTATATGACTGCTAACGCATCGGACAAAAGGCTCATGGAACAAAGTGCCATGTCCTCCGGTTATTTGGTCGGAGCGACGGAGGGTGGTGTATTTGGAGACCACCATTTCACGCAATTCTATACTGCTCTTAAACTAAAAGAAAAGTACGATCAAATGAAAGCGGAAGGCGAATCCTTGAAGAGCGACGGATTTGCAAGTGCTGTTGGTGATACTGTAGCCTTTGCAGTCCAAATTACTCCGTTAGGATATGTAGTAGATACTAAAGCGATTTCGAACTCTGTTTCCAAAGCTTACCATGAAAATAGAGAAGTCGTAGATGCAGTGACCGCTGTCGCGGCGATTGTAGGAGCACCTTTCTCAGGAGGAGCGTCTCTTATTGCCTTTGCGGCTTACAAATCAGTCCAAGGAGCCTATGAAGGCGGAGTCTTAGGTGCAGTTGCCGGAGCGGCTAACGTAGGAAATGCTTACTTACAAGGGTTAACAGCAGGAGCCGTATCTTACGAGATGTCCTATAGCTATAAAGAAGGCTTTGGAGTGAGTGTTGGGGGAGGTTACGGTAAAGCTGGATTGGGAGTCGGGGGAAGTATCTCTTGGAATGCGAAGACAGGGGATATAACTGGAAGTTTAGGCTTGCAAACTACTTTAGGAACAAGCGGTAGATTGACAGGTAACTTGGGAATGTCCTTTAATCAAAATGGATTTACCGGAGTTGATGCCGGATTAGGAATCGGTTTAGGAACAAAAGCAAGTGGCAACTATGCGGCATCCTTAAACTTAGGTGTAAACTATGACGTGAATAACGGTTTCGGACAATCCGCTGGCTTCTCTGAGAATACTAATAAATATCTTCCTCAATCAAGTTTGGATTATAGCCACACTGCCTTTGGTGGAAATACGTATAGCGTAACAACTCCGTCTGTTATTGGTATGACTGGAACCTACTCCTATAACGATATAACTCAAGGTTATACTGCCTCACTTAATGCGAATAGTGCGACTGCCCTCACATACGACTCGATCAGCGGAGATGCAGTTTATAATAAAAACTTCTTTGGAGACGTAGGTAAGGCGCAAGCTCTATCGCTCGGGGGCATGACCGAAGAGGAATATAACGAACATGTTAAAAACCAAGCTGCGTTGAGAGCGGATTCTCAGGGACTGTGGGATAAAACCACATCTATCTTTGAAGATATATTTTCCTTCGAATCTCAACCAATTAATTCTGACATATTCGGAAAATCTGATTTAGGTTCGGCGAATAGGAATCTCTTCAAAGATCTATTGTTGGGGATCGGTCAAATTGGTGACGGTGGATTACTCAATATTTTTGGAGACGGATCTTTACAAGCGGAAGCTCCAAGTGGAGCACCTTTCAAAGGAACGAGTTTATTTGAAAGTCTTAAATCCTTTTTTAATGGAAACTCTTCTGCGAATCAGGAGAGCAATTCAAATGATACTCAAAAAAGATCCGGATCAGACTCGGGAATTAATTCGGAAATATCTAATAGTGAGAAAGTAAAAAATATATATGTTTTAGGAAATGAGAAGGCAGCATTAGAATATATAAATAAAGGTAACTTCAGTCCGGAAGAAAAAGCTGAACTTATAAAAGGCTTAAAGGATGAAGTTAGCATCTATAAAAAGCTAAGTGTCGAAGGTCAGCAAGCTGCATTTGAACAAGCTTTAATAAGTAAATATGGAATGAATGTCGTAGAAACTATTGCTTCCCATAAAGGAAATTATGCAGGTGATGTTCCAACGGACATAGGAGACTTCTTTAAAAATGATAAAAAAGTTTCCGATGTATTTGGTACAAACATAAAAATAGTAGAAGCGAATATCGCTCCAGATACTTCGCAAGCAATTAGCATGGGTGATTTTAGAGATAATTATCATTATAAACCTGATAGTGATGATACAAGTAAATTTGATTTAAGAGGACCAGACAATTCTAATAAGGACATGTTATGGTTTGGCCCGAATGCTAACTTTAAAGTCTTAGACGTAAAATTAGGCCAAGAAAATGGAGCTGATCGAATCCATGGAACGAACATCCAAATAGGGCTCTTAGATTCCAATGGAAATATTCAAGCTCGTGCAGACTTAGTTCACATGACTATAGTTAATAAAACTCTCATTGATGCCTTTAATTCCGGGTCCGCGCTTCCTGCCGGAACCTGGTTGGGAGCAACTCCAAAAAAAGTAGGTGGTTCTACGGGTCCGCATTTGCATATACAATCTTTCCAAGGCGATTTAACTAAAAAAGGTAACCCTGTGACCATGAAACGCTGGGATTTTTATCCCTATTGGAATGGACAATAGCGATAGAAATTTAAAAGAATATAAATACGGAAGTTAAATTATGAAATATTCATTAGCATTAGCCTCAATTATATTAGTTATATTTTGCAAAGAAGCATCTCCGAAAGCGGATGATCGATTAAAGAATGAGAACGAATTTAATTATGATAATATAAAAGTAGTCGTAGATACGGAATTTGGTTCTAAAGATGAATTTAACTCCTTTTTAAAAATATTAAGAGAAAAGGATTGTGAAAAATTAAAGTCTGATTTAGGAAATGAATTCTCTGTAGAGTTCAATGGTTATGAAGTATTTACATTTTTAGCAAAGAATGAATTTAAAATTCAGAAATCAGATTTTTCTGTATGCCAAGTTTTTTTCGACACTCTTGCTTTGAGGACTATACTCGTTCAGAAAGGAATGTATCCTTCGCTGGAAGTAGTTGATGATAATTTGCTATCTGTTCGTGACTATTTATCGATATCTCGAACTATAAATGCAACTACGGATGAAGGGAATGATGGATCGAAAATAAAAGTGATTTATTTTTCTAGAGAACGAGGAAAAGGAGGAATTGATTTATTGTTAAGTTTGTACTTAGATTGTCCAGCAGGACTCAATCAAAAGTGTTTTATTCGTAAATTTTCGCGGGGGTAATATTAAGGAGCTACCTTTGGCCGATACAAGAAGAAAGTTATTAACTGTCGTTCGTATGTTATTCGCATGCAAAAAAAAGTAGGAATACAAAAAGAAAAGCAACGAATTTGAACAGGGTTATTATTATTCTCAGTGCGCTTTTGATATTTCTCTGTAAAGAAGGTTCATCAAAATCGGGAAAAGAAATTCAAAAAAGCTTCGACGGGGCTCAAGTTGATTTTGATCCAAATTTTGGTACTTTCGATGAAATCTCGGATTTTCTAAATGCTATTAGAGAAAAAAATTGTAACAGTCTTAAAACAATGATGAATGAAGAGTTCTTGGTGGAATTCAACGGTTACGAAGCATTAAGCTTTCGCAAGAAAGATAATTATATAGATAGTACCTCAAATTCTTCAGTGTGCGCGGTCTTTTTTGATACACAAACTTTTCGAACCGCTTTAGTTAAGAAAGGAGTTTTTAAATCAGACGATTTTATTGATAATTTAACATTGTCAGTAGTCGACTATCCTAGGATATCTGATTGGATCTATTTAACTGAATATGGAAAAGGCAAGGCAATCTATTTTTCAAGAAAAATACCAAACAATCGTTATGAGGAATCTCAAAATTTGCTATACCTACATTTGAGATGTCCGCAAGGTATTAAATTAAAATGTTATATTTGGAAGTACAGTCGTGGATAGCTCTATTTCTTCATTTATATTAATTCGTAAAATCTCAGAATTCTGTTTTCTTATTTTATTACATGTAAATTATTTATGAAGCTTTAAGTTAATTTACAATTTGTGCCAGTTGACACTACACTGAATCGGTTGAAAATTATGCGAAATATTAAAAAAAGCTAAGATAAAAATCAAAAACGAGGCAAAAATGATAAGAACATTAACATTGGGTACGGCCATGGTTCTACTGACCGGCTGTTTTACAATAGGACGTGTGGGTTATATAGTTCCTGCACAATCAGACACCGCACAACTTTCCGATGAAGTAATTGGAGAGAATTGCAGCATGGTTGTAACTAACATCCTTAACGATATGAACAAGGATTTGGAAAATAAGAGTAAGACTGACCTTTCAAAAGTTGGACTTAAATTTACTTCTGGAAATTGTGCGCAGACAAGGAGCTTGAAATAATATGAAAAATAGAATTATAAGTTCTGCTTTTTTTCTGATTTTCGCTCTAACCACAAATTGTTCATATAACTGGGGTCAGTTTAATAGATACGCCGTTATTGCTCCTTCTAACTTAGAAGTAATTGGAAGTGGAGAAAGAGTAATAGGTCGTGATTGTGGATTCTTGCCTTCAAACTGGTATGCGAATAGTATTGCCGAAGCTGTAAGAGACGCATTAAACGCTTCGCCGGGAGCAACTGGATTAAAAGACGTGGATGTTAAGGCTAAGTCTTATCACTACTTTTTCTTGAGTTGTGTCGAAGTCGAAGGAACTCCGGTAAAAGAAATCGCAGAGAAGAAACCAAATAAGAAAAAGTAAACCATATTGGAATAAAAATACTAGTCCTTTGGTATGGAGGGTCCTATTCCGCAAATAGAATTAAGACTCTCTTTTTCCTCGTTGGTATTATTATCAATTCTAAAATATTGTATTTAGTATAGCAATTATACACCAGGAAAAGGGTAGTTAAATAGGAAATTAATTATGAACGATTTATCCAACCAAAGCTGTTTCGAAGATAAGTATTTAATTTCCTATTTAACAAAGGAAAAGCGAATTCCTCTATTGCTTTATAAGCATTTGAATCATTGCCAAAAATGTCAGACAGTCGTAAGCGAATTTTCGGACACAAATAGAATCTCGATAGAAGTCTTTGGAAAAGAGATAACTAAAGTTAAATCACTATGGTTTGGTCCAGAAATACATAACGAAGGTTGGATCGAAATTCCTGAGGACAAAAAATCTAATATTTATAGATTCTTTCAGTGGCCTCTAACATACAAGAAGCGATTTCTTTTAATTGGCTACTTCGCAATAGTGTATAATTTGATTCTTTTGTTCTACAAGTCCTTTTACTAAATCAAGATCAGCAACTGAGGATATGTATGCGAATTATAGCTGTGATTATATTGTTAAATTCCTTTTACTATTGTTCGGAGATAGGTCAGCCAAATTCATTTCGAGGAAACGAAGCTAAGGCTAAATTAATACTGGCTGCTGAAATTGGAGACTATGCTGCGTACAAAGAAGTTTTCACAGAGCAAGGTTTAACAGGGGCAACGCTGGAATCGAGAACGAACGAAGAAGTTTTAGCTGCTACTGCAATAAACCTTACGTTATTTGATTTAGATAACTCTAAATTCTATCCTAAGAGTAAAATTAGCGAATGTGAATTCTCACTGGAAACCTATGGGGTCCTTTTGAGAATTAGTTCTTACATAACTTATTCGGCCTTTGAGGAATGCGACTTCTCATCGAGCGGAGTAATATCAACAAAGAAAAAGTAAAATAAGGTAGATTTATTTATGATAATGAAAAGTAGAAAATTAAAATATACTACATTAATATTATTAACGATATTGAGTATATCAAATTGTTCAATACCACAAAGACGGATCGATGTAAACAGATTTGCCGGAGAAAAAAACACTTCGGGAATTGTCGGCTTTTCTCTATTCTTATATATGAATGAGAAAGTTTATTATTATCCTACGGTAGCTCTCGAATTAAAAAATATAAAGAGCATCGATTACACTGCCAAAAAAATTGAGTACTATGGCAAAATAGATTTTGGTGATATAAAATCGCACGATGAAGGAATGTATGAAATAATACAGAGCCGGGTATCGGACTTCCCGATTGACTCCGCATTTATGGCAATTTCAGGCGAGGAAAGAAAAGACCAATTTACAATATCGAGTCTTCCTATTCAAACAAGAGAACTTGGCGCTTTTGTTGGAAACGTAAACTTAGATCCTTTCGAATTTTCAAAAGCCATTGATCTTAAACCGGAAAGAAATAGAATTAAGTACGCGGGTGTGATTTTAGTAAAAGTAGATTTAATAAATCCGAAGAAAGAAGGAAGGACAACTACTTATGAAACGAAAGTCACCGTTTCTCGTGGAGAGGAATTCTTAGCGGATTTTATTAAAAATCATTCACTATCTGCTGTAGGATTAGAGAGCAAATATTTCGGTTCTGAAGGTATGACTGCTAAAGGTGCAGAGATTCACTTTCTAAATGAATTTGTCAAAAGACAAAAAGAAGGATACTGGGCTGAAAAAGCTTTGGAACTAATTAAACAGAAAAAGAATCAATGACTAAATGAACTTATAAATGGAGTTCAAATTCTCAGGATTCCATTTACTAAATTGATAGGGTTATATTTCTTCAACAATTGGAAGGTCTTCGAAAGAACAATACTTCCAATTGTTCACCATAAGAGGATTTTATTAATAAAAAATTAAAATAGAATGAAAATCATCCATGCGATCAACGGAGAAGAACTCTTCGTAGACAATGAAGACTACATTTACCTTAGCCAATTTACTTGGTCTGTAAAATACAACCCCTACTACACTACAGCATATAGGACGGAACGAACGAAAGAAGGCCGCCAACTAATGATTTTAATGCAAAGAGAAATCATGGGTGTAAAAAGCAAAAAGCAAGTAGTAGTTCGTAAGGGTGGTGAGTGGTTCGACCATCAAAAGAAAAACCTGCTCGTTATAAAGAAGGGAGAACAGAACGCTCGGAGAAAGAAAAATTATACTTCAAAGCTATATAAAGGTGTTTATTATAACAAAAGGACAAGGAAGTATATCGCAGCTATTTCAAAGAATGGAAGAAAATACTATTTAGGGTCCTTTAATACGGCAAAGGAAGCGGCGATCAAGTATGACTTAGCTGCAAAAAAACTTTCTGGTAAGATTGCAAGAACGAATAAGGATCTTGGAATCATTCAATACAAATCAAACAAGAAAGATAAGGTCAAGTTAGAATATAAGGTAAAGGGCCACCAAATGGATAGCCCGGAAGACAAGAAGAGGGTAAGGGTATTAAGAAGTAAAATACTCAAACTTAGAACTAAATACACGTATTCAATATTAGGTAAAATGACAGGCATTAGTCAGCATGAAATATATAGGTTTGCTACCGGGAATCGTGGTCTTAGATCTATTGCTTTCGAAAAACTTGAATCTGCAATAAACAAAATAACGTGAGTTAGGCGGAACTAGCTTTTCAATTTATAGCAATGTCTGGATAAAGGAAAAGTATATGAAACCTCCTTCCTTGGAAATATTGAATCGCTTACAAGTTCGTGCAGGTGAAAAACCTGTTTCTGGTAAAGTTCACAAACTTATTCTTCAATTCTTCACTGCAAAGGAAGGAAAGTTCCAGCCTACTGTTTTTGCTTCATACAGACCGGCACTTAGAAAAGAGGGGATTCGGCTCTTCTCTATGAAGTTTGAATGTCCTTTGTGCGAGGATAAAAAAGACTTCACCCATTTTAGATATTCGGAAAGTATCAATGGGTTTTACGAGGTTTGTAAAGAATGCGGGATTACGGACTATCAAGGTTTTATTAAATTCAACAAAAGACGAGTTCAAGCTGGATTACCGGAACTCACCCTGGCTGCATATAAGAAGTTAAAGAAAACGTACCATACTAGATTTGGATATCTCAATCCTCATATCCAAAGAGCAATCCAGAAAATGATCCAAGTTTTCGGTAAGAAGGTTCTAAGGGAAGAAAGGGACTGCAAGTATTGTGCAGATAGAAAAATACTAGCGCTTTTCACACCGGAATATAAGAAAAAGAAGATATATTTCAAGTGCAGGGTTTGTACTGCGATCGACCAAGCCACTAGACGCGCCGAGGCAAGGAAAAAGAAAAAGAGAGCGGAAGAGGCGAGGATCAAGAAGAGGATGCAGACCAAAGATCGCTCCAAGGTCGGCAGGGGACGGACTACAAAGGCACCCCAGAGGAGAAAGAGGACGGCAAAGATCGGATTGGTATCCTCTGGTCGCTAAGGGACACATGTTCGAAATGCGGATCCCTTTTTAGTGTTTAGGGGGACTTTTAAAATAAGGACCTGGGATAGGAATTCGGAGGTCTAAAAAGTGGTTGAGGGAGCAATCTTTTGCCTTGTTTAGGCTTTTACTCCGAATCCAGGGAGGGGGTAGGGGGATCTACCGATAACGTATCAATATGTCTCTTAAATAACAGTACAGTCGTTCTTAGGATTGGAAAATTTTAAGGCAATTCTATATAAATAAGACATAATCGCTTGACTTAGCGACTTGGATTACTATATACAAGTTAACCTTTTTGTCCGGGTTAGAAGATAAAATATAGCCTGGCTAGTCGGAAAATGATCCTATGATTGCAATGGCTAAAAAAATAGATTCAAAAGGCCAACGGCTTCTATTCGATTTTCAGGTCCCTGATGGTGAAACGTTAAATCTTAATATCGATCCAGCCTTAAAAGAATACTTAATTAAGAATTCTGCAAATACTTACCCTTACCATTTAAACGAAATATCTTCAAAAGATTGGAAGGATGGTATAATTCCCATTTTCTGGAAAGGGAATATTGATTTTATAAATCAACCTGCAGTGGCAGTTGTAGGTACTAGAAACCCGACAGAAAGAGGAATCGCTGCGGCAAAAATTATAACTGAAACTTTAGTAAAAGAAGGATTTGTAGTAGTTTCTGGATTAGCGAAAGGAATTGATAGCGTTGCTCACTCTTGTACGCTTTCGTTAGGTGGAAAAACAATCGGAGTTTTAGGTACTCCAATCCACCAAATTTACCCAGCACAAAACAAAAAGTTAGGTGAAGAAATAACAGATAAAGGATTATTGCTTTCCATTTCTCGACCCGAAGAAGGAGGCAATCCATACGTTTTTCCTCGTCGAAATCGACTGATGGCCTTACTTACTAAGGCTACGATAATCGTAGAAGCTGGCGAAACGTCCGGAGTGGTCCATCAAGCTGCCGAGTGCGCTAGATTAAATAGAAAGTTAATATTTTCAAAGGTATTAGCAGAGCAAAATCATGAATGGGTAAATCGCTTTATGCGATCTGCGAGTGCTACTGTTATTAATGGTTCAGCTGATCTTAGAAGCATATTACAATCATTGAATATATATTAATGAATGGTATTATATCTTACCCGAATCCCAAATTACGAGTTGATACACCAACTTTTAATTTTGATTTAGAGTTAGGATACCTCGCAAGATATGTTCCATTCAAAAACGCACCTTATAACGATTATTTTACAAAGAAATATCATAAATCAAAAACATATTCGCCTGAAATCTTGGATTTTAAACTGGGCTCACAGCGATCTATCGATTATTTCGTAGAAACATTCCGCGAATTTGCTGAAGCCGTTTTGGATGATTTGAGAATTCGATCCGCAGTCTTAATTCCTGTACCTTCATCTGTTCCAGTAAGTGACTCTGATTACACAACAGAACCACAACCTTTTGGAAGCGAAAAAAACAGGGACAATCGGGGAGAAATATTTTTAGAAAAGGTATGCCTTGAGAGTACAAAATTAATTTATTGTAATGGTATCGAAAGAATTATTCGAAAACCGAAAAAAACAAGAATGGGTGTAGAAGAACAGGCGAAAACTTTGAGACTTAAAAGAGGAAATGATTTTGAGAAGAAAGTTATTATACTTTTCGACGATGTTGTTTCTTCTCGTCAAACGTTTGACGCTTGTAAACTTGTAATAGAAAAAAAATTTAATCCAAAAAGAATTCTGTGCTTTGCCTTGGGAAAAACTACTTATATCGAAAATTTCAATATTAACTAATATTATGAATAGAATGGATACAATTTCAACTGCCCCTTATAACTTTATCTCTCATCAATTTAAGAATAATAATACTTCGTTTTTTATTCCTAATACCTTTACCGGTTTAAACTTCGAATTTGTTCGCTCAATAACAGTAATAAAGCCTGATGGTAGAGAGATTATTTTACATACGAATGAAGCAAAATTAGTTCGTGTTTCAGCCTATATTCAAATTACTTATAATCAATTATGGCCTGGCGATTATTTAAAAATTGAAGTTCTAGAAAACCATCGTGATTTATTCACAATCTTAAGTAAAGGTCATACTGATTACGCATTTCCAATTAAATGGAGGCATCGCATTTGATTGGGAGCAGGATGGAATTTATTTCGCCATCTTATCTGAAAATACCATGTTAGAAGAAATATCAAAGGAAATTAAAGCTGCTCTGTATGAAAGAATTCGAGATCCTTTATTAGGATCCTTTTTGAGTGCCTCGCTATTTTGGAACTGGCAACCCATTTCAATATTGCTATTTGGTGAAGAAAATATCGTTTTACGGATTAATTATATTCTCACAGCATATTATTCTAATGCTTTGGATAGGCTATGGAGCATAGTCCCTCCTTTTTCCATCTCTTTATTTTATACCTTTATTTATCCTTTCTTTAAAATATATATTGTTAAATTCACAAGTTGGACTACGAAGAAAATAAAAGAAAGCAAAGAACAATATGAAAATTATTATAGGTTAACTAGTGAACAATCAAATTTATTAAAAAGTAGTTATCAATCTAGAATATCGCAGATTTCGGATTCCGTTGATTTAGAAAGAAGAACTAATGAAGTGTTTGCTAAAGAAATAGAGAACTATTTTGCAATCGCTAGTAATATTAATCTAAATAACGTAAAAGTACGCCGTTATCCTCCTGAAATAAAAGAAGGAAGTTGGGTCTTTGAATCACATGGATCTGTAATTTTAACAGCACAAAATCGATCGGGTAGTATCGGGTTGGTTGTTAAAGTCATCAATGAGAATTATTGTTTAATAATTTCCGAAGGCCGCATTGCAGACATTTTTCGAAGAACATTAGTACCTGGTAAAACTTATTATTTAGATATGTTTAACCCGGGAGAAATGATCGCAATCGAACCAAAAATAGTGTCGTATAAAGTAGGAGTTGCCATTTCTACTACGGTTTTTCAAATAGAATTCTCCCCATTTACTCCAGGTGAATAGAGTTCAAAATAATAGCATTTGATTATCTTTAGCTTTTCTATTTGATCCAGATGCAGTTCCTTCTTTTTTTCCATCTGCAACTTTTTTGAAATGATAATCTTCCCCTTGCACTTGATGAATCAATTTATGCGGTTCTTTCGTTTTTAAATCTAGCCAGGCATCATAATGGTTTGGTAAAATAAAGCCTGGTTGTCTTTTATGAATAACCGACACGTGAGGATTTGAGGGCAACATTACTATTACGACGCCTTGGTAATATTCATATTCCTTGTTTTTGAAGGTGGAGATTATCCCTGCAACTCCAAGTATTTCATTGTTTTTGTAAAAAAATTCGTAACGATCACCCTTATTTGGTCCATCTTCAATCCATTCCCAGTAGGATGTCATTGGTATAATGCAACGATTTGATTTTATTCCAGGGAGCCAAGGTGGATATTTGTATAAGCTTTCATACTTTGCACAAGGATTTGCTGCTTTATAGACCTTTGTTTTTCCGGTACTTTTATCATATACCTCAAGGTTTTTTGCGCCCCATTCGACAAATTCTAATGTACGTTTATCCTCTACTCCTTTAACGACGGGAATAATTCTTGTCGGATTGATTTCTTTCTCTGGTCGGTATTCTCTCTCAATGTGTTCGAGATCTTGATTTAAACCGAATTGTTCAATGATTTGGCTAAGTTCCACATTTAGAGAGTAACGGCCGCACATAGGATTTACTGTGCGATAAGAAGATCAAATATCAATTGATTTTCACGTAACGATTGGAAATATTCTGGAGGAAATATATGTTCTAAGAGTTCCTCAAGTGCCTGTACGAGTAATTCTCGATAAAATTCAAAATGGATCTTTGGTAAAGTCGGCGAGGTTAAGGCAGCTTCTTCCGGTAAATAATCCCTTTTGTTTTTTGCCTTTCGCACAACTAGGTATTTCACTTTTTCGCCAGGTTCGACTTGGATCCCAATTGAATAAAGAATATTCAAAGCTGCCGAAGAAGCGTTATTTGCAGAGTATTCTTCACGGCTTTTAGTAATACTTCGTCTTAGAAAAAGATCAGGAAGAGGCACTTTGCCTGAATACAATTGATAGACAAAATAATCATAAATACTTTCGATTTCATTCTTCTTGGTGATTAACTCACCCTTTGTAGAAGCCGTTGCCATGACTTCCAAAACATGAGTTTGGAATGCCTTAACGAATAGGGGAGTGTCTTTGCGACGGATAAAGATTCCGCGGATTTTGGTTTTTCCAGAAGTGAATTTCCCGAAATATCTATTCACAACGCCGATCTTTGAATCTTGTTTGGAGGCGGGAAAGATTAACCATTCATAGACACCTTCGACTTTCATTTCGATTTTGGTTTTCTCAGTAATTTTAGAGCAGAGCTCCTTTAATTCCTCGTCACTAAACTTTCCGGAGTCTTTCTTTGTTATAAAGAGAGAATCAGTGATGGCGTGAAGAAAGATATACCCACTTTCTTCGGCGACCTCTTTTGCTAAGAGTAGAACCTCACGGCCGATCGCGGTTACGGATTCGTGAGATTCTAAACGGCCAAATTTCGCGTTTCGATATCCTAAGTAACCGAACGAGGTTACGAGCATCCATTTAAGTGCGTTTTGCCTTGCGTCGTATATGGGAGACTCATCCGCAGATTCTTCAATCTGAGTCTTATAAAATTTTCTGCGAACGAGAATGTCCTCTAAAGCGTCGGAAACGACACCACGGCGTTTCTTACAAATATGATAAGAAGTCTCCGGAACCAAAAGTTTGTCGGTATCGTTCTCACAGCAGGGACAATTGATACACTCCGGAGAAATGTTATACTTAGCCATAATGGAAGGGTACATCTGCGAAAAATCTAACTGAGCAACATTCTCTCGAACTGAAACAGATGTGTCGGGGAGGTAAACCAGACCTCCTTTATCCACTTGGAGTAATTCAAACGCAGTTTTCGGTCGTTCAATAGCTGCTTTCTGCCAAGGTACTAAGTAATTCTTACGGATAGCGACATCGGTTTCGATGCAAGTCAACGCGGTCCCTGTACTTGATCTAGCCATTCGCTGGATTGGAAGTCTGGATAGTCTCGCAAGTTCGAGTATTCCGAGTAAAAATGATTCTTTAAAAACGAAACTATTAGAACTATCTATATGAAGCCGTCCAAAAAGAGGGTAGGAAGGGGCTTTATAGATCACTTGGCCGTAGGTTTCAAATGTGGTTCCTTTAGTTATGATTTTTCTCTGAATTGCATTCGGATCCCGATCGAATAAGAGTCGAACTTTTGTTCTTTCGGAAAGTGAGAATAAAAAAGGAAAAATTGCCTGATCCCCATAAGCGCTCAGAATAATATCCGGATCCAGATCTTTTAAAATTTCATTGATCCGACCGAGTAACTTTTTGGCTGTATCTTCAAATACTTCCGCATAAAAATCTTCCTCGTTTGAAAATACGATCGGATTCGATCTCGAATACCCGATCCGATGATTGTTCTTAAACGAAATCTGTAATTTAGAGAAATCGGGGATTTTGTAGTCGCAGGACTTAAGATCCGAAAGACATTGAATACTTTGGATTCTTCCTTTCTCATGTATAACTTTTACGTTTGCGATTGGGAAAATATCCATTTCCAGCATGTACGCGTTTGTGATTTCTAGATCAGAATGGAAGATTTCGAGTTTTTCGTAGAAAGCGAAAAGGTTTTTGTAAATTCTGCGAAGTACAGATGGTTTCGTAAGAACAATCTTTAGGACATTCCGAGGTTTGTTTTCATAGAATGAAATTTTTGTCACTCGTTCCGGCTTTCCATATATGGCTTTCAGATCAAATAGTCTTTTAAGAAACGAATTTTCGTAACGTGGTTCTCCGGAAATGTAAATCGAAGGATAAAATGTGTCCGTGAAAAGTTTTATTTCGTAATTTCCTTTTATCCAGATGTAAATTGTCTCTTCTAATGAATAAACATCGAAGATAAATCCTTCAAAGAGTTCCATTAATTTGTTTCTGTAGTCGAGCTACTACCTTCTTCAGTTCATCTATTTCTCGATGTAATTCAATATTGTGTGAAAGAAGTATAATATGAAATGGTTCCGTGTTTGAAGCCATTACGCCGGAAGCGAGGTTGCTCTTTGCAATACGAAAAATCTCGTCTATGATTTCTTGCTTTGCAGCGGGAAGAGATCGACGATAATTTTTTAGACTTTCTTCTTCAAACTTGAGTATTTGAGAATAGGGTATAACAGTTCTGCCCATCTTCTAACTCCTTATTTGGTTCCGGTTGTTCGATCGTACCGAACGAGTGTTTTAGTTTTTCAATATATGAGGTGTAGAGTGGAGACTCCTTTCTTATCGATTCCGCAATCAGAAATCGAAAACCTTTCGAATGTAGTTTTTGGAATTTCGAGATAAGTATCGAAAGTATATGTTCTTTTTCTTTTGGTTTTACATCCTGATCGAAAAACTGCTTTGCAGGTGAAAGAAATAGCAACAACGGATGACATTTTGGATCGATTGTCCGATCTAACAGTTGTGTAATTGAGTCAAGTAACTGGTAGGGAGTAAAGGCACGCTGAATTTTAATATTGTGTAAAGCAACGAAACGATTCTCCTTCGTCGCTTGGGTTATGCTGAATACATTGAAACGAATCGCGCAGTCGAATACGTGTATGTCTTCACCCGCCATCGATATTTGGGATAAAAGATCGTGTGCTATTTTCCGGGAATTGCTTCCGGATAAAACTGCACTATTACTTAAAGGATGAGATATGATTTCTTCCATTTTCCGCATTTAAACATATACCCGAAAAAAGGTAAACATATAACTGCATAAAATAAGTATAGTATTATGTCAATTATCCGGAAATTCTCCGCCTTTCTATAATTTTAAGACTAAAGGCAGTCTTTTCGGCATTCTTTGAAAAATGAAAAAGCCGGATTTGCAAAGCCAGATCTGGATTAGGATCTGCATTAATTGTTTATTTCTGATCCTTCACATTCTGTATTCATTCGAATTTTAACGCTAAATCCGATTAAATTTTACTAAGGCCCGCCTAATCGGCGTTATATTATCAAAATTTTCGCATTTTTTTGGGTTAATTTTTAAAAAAGTGTATTAATAATTAAAACACTATGGTATATTAGCATAATCAAATTAAACCGAGAAGAAAAAAATGAGAAATCTTGTTAAGGAAATTGAAAGATTAGGAGGCATAAAAGCACTGAAATCCAAGAATAGTCTTCGCCTTCGATCAGAAGGGTATATGGACTTAGTATTGGAGTATGTAGGAAAAGGCCCAAGAAACTTAGATACAATTTCGGTGGCTCATTACTATGAGCAGAATGGTGATCTCATGCGTGATCCGGAAATTGTTTTTGAAATTGAGCAAAAAACAGATGAAACAGGAAAGAACGAACAGATCTTTCATCCCGTAGAATACTGGCAGGATGGATTACCTTTTCTAAATGGGCCTGTAGTCTGGATAGAAGACGGAAAAATTTTATGTAAACCCAATTCAATTACTTCAATTAAATCATTTGCAAAAACCTGGGATCAAAACTTAAAATCTCAAGGATTCTTTGGTAAATAGAATGAATTCAGAAAGGCAAAGGCGAAAATTAAAAACTCTTTCCATTGCGGATCGTATTAAGATCCGCTATGCTTCTTTTTATCCTATATCTTTAAACTACTAAAATCATAGTAGACGAGTATATTTCTTTAGCAATAATTAGAATCGAAGAACGTAAATTCTCATTTTCGTATTATGAGAATGTCTTTACTATTAAATAATATTAACGAGATAATACCGATTAACCTAGTAGGAGCGATCGGACAATGGACCGATCAAAAAAGAATAACAAATTAAGGAGTACATCTTTGAAAATATCAATTACTTCCCATGAGCAATCTGACAAATATCGGGAAGTTGATTGTGCTTTTCATCGGGCTTATATCGAAAAAAAAATAGAAGAATATGGATTACGTGGTCTAGCAAGAATCCTTAAAGAAAAACTAGGTGAGAAAGAAGCACCGAATGCCGGTACAATTCGCAATGCCTTGACTAGAGATAAATATCCACCTATCTATAGAATTAGTAAGCTAATTAAGAATGCGCTAACTTAGCGAAATAGTAAGAAATTAAGTGTTTTTACCCCTATCCCTCATTTCTAAAATTTTCGCAAAACCTAAAGCCCAATTAACCCCATCGGTAATGGATTGCCTTTCTTGAAATTCTTCGAAAGTGCTTACATTGTCAGAAATAGGATCTTTTTTCTCGAAAAGTGTAAATTTTCCGGGATTATATCCTCCGTCACTAAGGTTATCAATTTTGATTATAGCTTCTTGGAGAGTATAGAATTCATCTTCATTCTCCGGAAACTCCTCTGGATCTTTCCCTTCATTTTGATAACGCATTCTATATCGAAAACTTTCTGTCATAAATGAAATCCTTTTAGATTGGCCTTTCGACCGTCCCGATAATTTCTTTTTCAATTTACGATGATCCCGGATAATGCTGAAACGCCGGAATATTTTCAATACAGTACACAGGAATAGAATTATTGAAAGGATAATCCTCTGAATGAGCTGGCATTATTCAGCGGTGCTGGTGGCGGAATTCTCGGAAGTAAGCTCCTCGGGATTCGAACAGTGTGTGCAGTCGAAATCGAACCTTATTGTATCGGAGTCCTTATCCAAAGGCAGAATGATCGCATTCTCCCGCCTTTTCCAATTTGGGATGATATTCGAACCTTCGACGGAAGACCTTGGCGGGGCATTATTGACTTGGTTTCGGGAGGTTTTCCTTGCGAAGGCATTTCTGTTTCCGGAAAAGGAGCCGGTATATCCGGAAAACGATCTGGATTGTGGAAGGAAATGTTTAGAGTCATTTGCGAAGTACGACCTAAATACGTTCTCCTGGAAAATTCCCCAATGCTTACTAGGCGAGGAATGGAAGTCGTTCTCGGGGACTTGGCCTCCGTGGGGTTCAATGCGGAATGGGGAGTGCTCGGAGCGAACGACACCGGTGCTCACCATATCCGAAAAAGAATCTGGATATTGGGCTACTCCTACAAAAATGATGAGAGGATTGGCATCGAAAGGGGATATAGAAAAGTTTCTGAGAAAAAGCGGAGAAAGAACGGACACAATATTCAAGTGAGTCTACAAGACCAAGTCAGGGATCCGCGTCTATGGCCGAAAAACAGATTTTCGCCGAACTATCTAAAGGAGTGGGAAGGAGAGAGACTTCTTTTCCAAAGTTCTCAACCTCTTACGAAATCGAAAATGGCCCACTGAACCCAGATTGGGTCGAATGGCTCATGGGGTGGCCCGTCGGTTGGACCGGATTAAAGCCCTTGGAAACGGCCAAGTACCACGCGTGGTTCAACTCGCATGGTTTATTTTGAATGGGAATTTGAATAATTAGAAAGCGAACAAAATCATTCTAAGATAAATTCAATGTTGTGAGATTTAATAGCTCGCTCAAAAATCTTAGAGCCGTTTTCGATTTTTAAAAGTGGAGATATTTTTTATTTTTAAGTGTTGGCAAATTACCAACAATGATTAATAATGACACCACCAAAAGGGTGGCACCCTAAACCGCCGGAGAAAAATTATGGTAAATGACGACCTTGGGAAAGAGGTAAAAATCATTAAATCGGATGTGGACAAGATCGCTTTTCAGTTAATTGTTCATACAATTAATCAATTTAGAGAAAGAATAGGTATATACTTAGAGCCTAAAACGATCGAATTCCGCAAGATAGTTGTCCTTGCAAACCCGGAAGACTTAAATGTAAAATTAAAAAAATTTGGAGATTTTGAATACGTCGTAGAGGCCAAAGTGTTTTCAGGCACAGATAGTTGGATTCACGTCGATGGCATTGCAGCCGAACGGGCAATGTGCAGGGAAAAAGGTGATCTAAATCACGAGTGTTTCAAAATTGTCTGCTTAACGGACATTTTTGATAGAATTTAAAAATTATAATCGCCCTTTCATTCATTGGAAGGGCGATTCTATAAAAAGTAGAATGAAATGAAAGAAATTAAAAATCATCTCGAAGCTAATGAAGCGATAGATAGAGGATATGAATTTCACAAAAAATATATTTTAAAACAGATTGAAATATTTGGTGTTCGTGGCCTTGCGAGAGAAGTTAATATTAAAGCTAAGAACAATGACGATAAAATTAATTATTCTACAATGGCACATGCTATTGCGAAAGACTTACGAGAAACGATTATGGAATTATCAAACAAAATAAAAAAAGTTTTAGGGTAAAAATCCCCGGTGCGATTTTAAAAAGTGAAAGTAACGCAGATAAATCTGTTTTCACTTAATATATTTTACTTATTCTACGGCAAATTTCCAATAGTAAATCTACTTTTGACCTTTCCAATTCCTTTGCAGCGTAAAATCTATGAAGATTTCTAGACAAATAAGTTTTCCTTTCTAATTCAAGTTCGCGTGAGTCGGTAATATGAAGCGATAGGTTCTCTTCGGTTCCAAAATCTTTAATTGCTTGATCTATATATGCAAGTGAAAGGTCTTCCAATTCCGTTTTAAGGGACTTTATCGTTTCAAAATATATACGGTCTTTCACAAATAATATTCCTTATATTGCATTGTGAATAAATATTAATTAGCAGGTAGGAGATCAAGAAAATTCGGTTTGAATCAAAATCCTATACCTAAAATAAAAACTTTTCACCGTCGATGTGAGTTGATTCGTAAATTGACAATTAATGAGATTGTCCTATATTGAGTTAAAATGGATCAAAAAGAAATTCTATTAAAAATCCAGAGCATAGAAATGGAGTTAATGACTCTATCCGAGTCTATTTCTATGAATCCGAAAAGAGAGATTATTACAGCTATTTCTTATATGGGGAAAGCTAAGACAATTATGGCTGAAGAAGAAAACCAGCGTAAGTGGTTGGCCGGAGAAAATTAAAAGCTTCAATTAATTGACCAGAGTTAGTCCAATTCCCCTACGCTAATTCATCCGAACCAAACACTTTCTCAACAGGTCCAGAAATTTTCCCCATTAAACACCTAATTGGCAAAGGGTTCCAAAGAGGAAATAGGCTTTCACAAAAGACCTAATAAAGAGGGGTTACAAGTACCGTGCTATATTAAGTTGTTCTTATTAACTATGAGGAGTATGATAAAGGGCTATAGGTGGAGAAATATCAGAACTGGACAATTAATCTAGCAAATATTCTTTTGTTCGAATCTCCTTAGAATTATCGAACAGTCCATAGTAGAACATTCCATCTGTGCGAGGGTCCATAAAGATTAAAGTAAATTTTTCACCGCGGTAAATCCATTTATCATAAAAGTGTTGCTTAAATAAATAACAGGCATAGTAAACAAGCTCTTCCTCTTCATACTCTAAGACATTTATTCCTGCAATGTACTTACGAATTGTGATATCGCTTAGAGAGAAAATGATTTGATCTTCTTCTCGATCCAAATCCACATTCCAATAAAAATCTGTTTGGTCACTTAGTGGACATGAAACCCAATCTTCTTCAAATCCTACATGGTCATAGATTGCTTGTTTTGCTTTGAAATAATTTTCTACTAAATTAATCATATCTTTGGGCAAGAAATTCGACTCAAATTATCGAAAATACTTCTTTGAAGTCAAGTACACTGTATTTAATGAATGGATCGGCCCGAAAAGCCACGGACTTGTAATTCAAACCTAGGTAACTTCCGGAGAAGGGATATTTTGTGTGGGATCGTAATTAGTAATTTTGAAAAGGGTCTCGTTTATTCCGTCTAGTGGGACTTCTTCAACCAATTTTGTAGAATACCATTTCTCTGATTTCTCGTTCCGTTCTTCTCTTGTAATTCGGATTAAGTATTCTTGGTGGGCGTAGCTGAATTCAATATATGCAGAGTAAATATTAGTGGAATTTTCTAGGAAAATGATTTCGAGGAAGTTTGGGAGTTCTTCGGTGTATTTTAGCTTTTTGATACAACGTTGCTGAAAGGAATAATCGATTCCGGCGAGAATTTCCAATTGAACAGGAGTGATTGCGTGGCCTTGCACTGTTCCAGGTTGCTAAGGCAGTGGATTCTGTATAGGAAATTCGGGGATTGTGGGTAACGCGGGGTAGGAGTAGTAAGCGTATGATTGCTACAAAGAATAGAATGGATCTGTTACTTCAGTGACACATTTAACAAATTTCGCGGATCGTTATTTTTGTTTATATTACGTTTTCAAGCTATACGAGACATAATATTTACTGAATGAGACATAATAGCGATTATCGGAAGTGAATGGTATTTCTTGAGGAAACTAAGAATTCTCTATCTAGGTTTCGCCGTCACCATTTGCTGAATTTACTAAAACAAATCTTTTAATTCATTAAACACAATTATGTTTTTTGCTAATATTTATTTAGAAACTCTATTTTCTCTGCAATTGAATTTAACGGTTTAATTTAAATTGAAACTGCTGTTTCTGAAGAGTTTATCAATTGCTACTTTATCCATAGATCTTTTTTGCTCGAAAAAACACTTTATCAATTCTAAAGACATTATATTTGAGCACTGGAATAATTCTTAATAGCATAAGTTATGCGAAATAACAACGTGTGTGTATCGAAACGAATAAGATATCGCTAAAAATTTAGCCAAATACAGAGCGTCCGTTAATTTTGTAATTGACTGAGGCCAAAAAATTCAATTTAAATTGGCATCATGAAAAAATTGATGTATGTGCTGTTAATCCTTGGTTGCATACTCGAGTGCAATAGAAACAAAGATGACAAAGAAGTATCATTTAAAATGAGCAAAAACGAAGAGACTGTTTTGCAGAAAGACCTTCAAGAAATGCTTCAACCATTGGGATGCGGTTTTACATGCTGGGACTGCAAGGATCCACAAGGAAATAATACTAGGTGTTGTGGGATACAGTGTACAGGCAAGCCAATCCAAATAAAAAAATTCGAAGCGTCATCACTGAAACCTTCTCTCAAAGGAAATGAAATGTCCCTGGCACGGGCCAGTGCGATGAGTTGTCAATATCACTTGGTGTGTTTAAAAGGATTGAACACATACGATGGATGTACGGATTCCTGGGTCGCCTGTCAATACGCAAAGTCGGAATTGGAAAGGAACGGTTACACATGCTCTTGTAATTGGTGGTAGGACCAGTTATTTCGCATAACTAAACCTATTTTTACTATTGGGCACTAAAGTTAACCAATAATAGATCGTTCAGAGCCTTATTTTGTTACTAAGGCTCTGGATTTACTTTTCTTTGCCAACTCACGAGCTTTCATCAAAGTTGCATTATAAGGCTTCATTTCACCACTGACGAGAACATACGGTAATTTCCCTGTTTTCATTAGTAAATGGATATTCTGCCTCGAAGTCTTTAATAAACCCGTGAGGTCCTCTACTCTGATCACTTCTGAGACTGTGACTTCTCTGGAAGCAATTATAGCTTTTACTCGAGCGACCTCTTCGTTTATTTTTGCCTGGGATTGCCGTGTATAAATTACATCACTGCAGGCCGAACAAAAATAACCGTCAAGATCCTTCACATACACTGTTTCACCGGATTTATGGACTTTTGCAGCAAATTTAAGATTCTTCCTATACTGCATTGAATCCAAAGCCCCGCAAGAAGGACAGTCTTTCCATACCTTCTCTTTCATCTTACCGCTCTCTTAATAACCCTAATATCTATATTCTAAAATGACTTTCTCTAACTTCTCCAGCTAGAAAAACAGATTCTCAATCTAATCAAATGCTAAACTACTTTCTACCAAATAGATGAAATGAAACTATAACTCCAAAATTCTCTCGAATCTGAAGTTTAATGTACGCTTCCTCCTTGCTTTCTACTATAATCTGCTTATAAACGTCCAAAAATTCGTCCGGGAAATTTTTCGATGGATTTGACTCCACGAAATTTGCCGAAGACAATTTTAAAACCTCCGCTAAAACTTCGTCTTCGCTTAGACCGAATTCTTCTAGAGCGTCCTTTTGAGCCTGAGAAGTCACAACCGCTTTTCCGCTTCGAATTAGATCCTTTATCTGTTCGAGCGAAAACCTAGGTTTCCGACTTTTCATATTTATTAAATTTAGACTTATTATATTGACAGTGTCAACAGTTTAAAAGGAGGTTTTTTATAAAATTTTATAAGTAAAACCTTACTTTGGGTTGATTCCTAACCGAGAGAAATCTAAAGAAAATAACCGTTTTTCTCGTATGGGATCTTCGCCAGGAGATATTTCGTTTCCGCTGTCTATTATAACAATTCGGCTAGTATCTACTTGTTCCTTTGATAGTTCCCGAATCCTATCAACAACCTCAGCCATAGTTAAGAGCTCACTCTCGTCCGGTTTTTCAGAATCTTCGAAAATAGTATCGTAGCGAATAAAAAATAAAGGCTGAATTTCTTTACTATCCATATCTGAATTCATATCCTAAACAAAAGAAAGTGGGATCCCATTTAGAATTAAATTACTGTGGCAAAGGACATGTAATGTAAAGCCAGGTATCTATAAATCCGTCTCGAATCGAATACCGGTAACCTGTACCAGAGCGCTCTATTAACCCCTCTTCACTCAATTTGCCAATAAAATAATTTCCGTAAGTGTCTTTTACAGCCAATTCACGACCAATTTCCGGAAGGTTTGGAAAACGGAAAATTCCGTCGTTTAGTGTATCTAAATATACAAAATTTATAATTTTACCATCCGTTTTAGAATACACATACCCTGATTCTGAGACGTTAATGAGTCCTTCGGAATCGATTTGTCCTATAAAATAAGAATTCGATATTTCACGAAATAATATAGGCTTCCCTTTCCTTGGGATATTCCCGGCATAAAATTTCTGCCACGGGAGTTTCCAGTTTGGAACAAATTCTTTTAGATTAGGATTCGAAGTTACGCTAGACTGCATTCTTGCTCCTTTATCCAATTTTCAATATGTGCAGGTTCCAAGTAATTAAAAAAATGCAAGTTAAGCGCACATATTCAAAAATAAAAGGAACGGTATAACACGTTAGTTTATCAGATAATAGTAATGTTATGTGTTCCCAAGTATACTAAACTATATTATGAATGTAATACGTTGCTCTTTGTCAAAAATGCCTTTTTCCTTTTCCCTCTGGACAAAAACTATATTCCGTCGAATATGGCGACTAACACAGATTAGGCGCAATTATTAAAGGAGGGTTGCCGATGAGGCAAAATAGAAATAATTTAAGCGATGCAGAGAGGAAAAAACTAGAATCAATTAATAAGAGACGAATACGCAAAGGAGATCCGCGAATCAGTTCGTATGACTTTAAATATATATTAAAAACCTTTACTAATAAAAATGGAAAGTTCTCTGGATCTTCCTTTCGCGCTTATACACAGGCGTATTCTATGTTCGGAATACAACTATTCAAAAAGAAAATCAAATGTAGAGTCTGCAATCAAAGAAAATCCTTTAGACAATTTCGATATTTAAACGAGAAAGAGGGGTTTTTTGATACTTGTAAATCTTGCAACCCGGCACAATATTCAACTTTCTACCATGTTAAACGAAGAAGGAAAAAGAAACTTATAAAGAATTCTAAGAATATTTCGTATAGAAGATATTTAATGGAGAAAGCGAAATATAAGGATTCCGCAAACCGATACCATCCGAGATTTAAGCAAGCTATACAAAAAATGGTTAAAGTCTTTGGACGAAAAGTATTAAAGGATGAAAAGAAGTGCAAAGATTGCTACAATTACAAGACTCTATATAAATTTCCGGCCAATTTTAAAGCGAGATACATTGGAATTCGATGTCGCCGGTGTGATTCGGTGCGAATATCACAATACATTAAAGGTCGCATAATCAAAAAGAAAAATAACTTACGAAAGAAATAAAAACAAATCTAAACGAATAGGAAAATTGCTAAACAAAGGGAAAATAAAATGCCATAGGAAAAGATAGTAAAGTCTTCCATAAAGCTATTCGGTTTGTTTTTAATTGCATATTCCGTGTTATTAATTGCAACCCTTTGGATATAATCCAAGCAGTCCCTATTATTTGATTCGATAATTCGAACACCCTTCACCGAAACTGCTTTTGCGTTGGGAATATCCTTTGGAAGGTAGAGCGGTCCTTTACAGTGTTTTGATGGTTCGTAAGGCATTAGAGATGCACTGGCTGAGGCACAGCTATAATGCAGAGAGAGCAAAAGTAGAATTAGAAATATTCGCATTTTTCTAGTCTCTAGAAAAATGAATTGGATCTTGAATAATCCCGGAGGATTTGCATTCCTGGGACTGTAAAAGGGCTGCATTTATGCAACCGCTTAGGTAACTAAGTGCAACTACGAGGAAGATTAAAAGAACTTTCCAATTTCCTTGAATCCAAGTTAAAACTTTCTGTGAAAACGATTTAATATCCATATTTACTCCTTATAATTTCTAATTTTTGAGAAAGGACTTATTGCCCTACCCCTCTAAGCTTTGAAATAAAATCCCCAAGTACCTTTATGATCTCAGATAGCTTAAACCAGGACATTAAGGTGAGGCCGAAAATGGTTAGGATAGCGTGTAACTTGATTTCTCCAAAACCTTCAGAAACAGAAACGTCTGGGAACGTGCGGAGTAGATAGAAACCGTACATAGTGAATGCAAGACCGAGAAAGAAGGTTTTATTCGAATGCCTCCAAGGGTTTTTTGTTACAACGATAGAGTTTTGAAGCGAGGATCTTAATTCTTGGGCTTTCTCTGACTCGGGATTTATTTCTAAAAGTTCTACTGCTTTTATAGGAGTATTCACTTTGTTATACTCCTAAAATGTTCTTCGCAATATCTTGGTTGAGAACTATATAGATAAATCCAGAGAACAAAGGATTCTCTTTACGAGCCATCTTCTCACAAAATTGCATGTGAGAAATAAAATCTAACCACCCAGGTTCGGTCCAAGTGGCTTTAGTTACTGTGCATCCTAAAGAAGACTGACTTACAAAATCTTTTCCCACTCCTTGGGCATGGATATTGATCGCAAACCTTCCTTTCTCTACTGGATCTTTTTCGTCCCAAATGTAATCTCCGTTAGCATCTCTACGAACAATTATATCCGAATCTTGGTTAAAAGCTATGTGACCCCGGTGAGTGCCAATTTTAACTCTGTAGATTCCGGGTTCTACCCTTGCTTCTCCTTTGGTAATACCATACGATTGCAGTACTGATTTGGATACCCTACCGGGGTCCATAGTCACAACTCGGCAATCGAAGGAGTCTCCGCCCTTATCGATGTTAAATAGAATGTCGTTAAATTGATCGAACTTATCATCGTTTAGAGATACAATTCCGTCTTTAATTGAAATACCACGCTGCCCGATTAAAACCGCTTCTTTATCGAAGCTAACTCCGTAGAGTTCTGTGCTTACTTTTTTCAAAGCCTTTAGAAAAACTTTGTCTTCCATGCTTTTTAAATATTTGCATGGACTTTAGAATATCGGTGAGACTCTTACCCGAGAGCTCCTAAGTGAATTTGAGAATAGCGATGTTTACTCCTTTTCCACCATTCCTTTAGTTCGTTTGTCATCTGCATAATTCTTGCGCCAAACAGAGAAGATGTTGCACTCATCGATGTTCCAAGACTTTCAGAAATAACTCCAACTGAAATAGAATAGTTCGCTACTCCTCCAATGACTCCTTCCCCGAAGCTTGACATTACGCTTATACAAAAGAGTTTAAGAATTTGTTCTTTTAATTCTGCTGGAACACGGGATGCGTGATCGTATCCAGTTGTATAATCGATTCTGTAAGCACCTGGTGTGGAATTTGTTCCTTGTTGAATTCCTCTCCAAGCTTGGATTCCAGTAATTGGCGGAGCTAAATTCGACCAAGGGACCCGTGTAAAAACTGCGCGCAAAATCCCAGTCTTATAATTTGGAACCGCTCGATCTTTGAGATCGATTAAAGTTGAACCAGTCCAAGGAAATGTAAGATCCCATTTATGAAGACGACAAAGGGGCTTTCTTCTAAGTTTTACTTGGAAGTAATTTGCCTTGGTAGAATCGTAATCGTATAAATCTTCCCATTCTGCATAGGATTCGATTTCTCCGTTAGAAGAAAGATCATATCTACCCCTTTCATTAGGGAGAGGTCTGTGTCGCCAAAGCCTAGGATAAATATCCCATTCTATTTCTTGCGAAAATGCTCGAACGGTTAAATCGATCCAGTTCTTGAGTTGAAAATCTTCAATTTGGGATCCCCTTGTCGAAATAAGGGGCTCATTCCCAAAGAACATGATACGCCGGAATTCATCCGGATGGATTAAACAACCCCACTCCGGAGGTGGTGAATTTGGATATAAGGCTCTTTCCGGATAAACACGAAGCCCTAAGTCATGGTAATTATAGTCTTCGGATTGGTTGTTTAAATCACCGGAAAAGCCAAATGCCATCCAAAGAATTTAAGATTTATTGAATAATCGGAAGGGCAATTTGGGATTTAGCGAATTCTAAATGTTCTAAAGGCAGTGAATAAGATTTTCCAGAAGTAAACTCACAAACTATCGTTTTCCCGTCGGATGCAATTTCTTTTACTTTTGCAAGCATTCCTCCTACATTCACTTTTCCTTTTGCATATACTCTCATAATCATTCCAGGCTTTGGAATTTTCGGACCTGAGCCATAGGATTTTCTTTGTTCTTTAGCTTCTTTTTCGAATTGAAGGTGGCGTTCAGTCATTTCCTTTATTTGAGCTTCTACTTTCGGATCTTTCTTTACATTATGCTGAATTCTATTCCGATCCTGCTTTGCTTGCTGGATCTTTCTTTCTCTAGGTGTATGAATATCTTGTCCCGGTTTAACCCAATGTGTAATATTTCTTCCCAAAGAATCCGGAATTTTCTTTGCGATTAATCCACTATGAGACGCGGAACCTTTTTGAGGATTTGCGTTCATGTCATCGGAGTTGAGGGAATGAAGAATCCAGTTACCTCAATAGCCCCTGAAAATGTCGCTTCTTCCAAGCATAACGGAAAAAGAAATTGGATAGGCCCGCTTCCATTTTTCACAAACGGACGGAACTTTGGATCTTGATTTAAAGTCTTCCCCTGAATTGTCCAAGGGCCGCTTGCGTGAATTGCAGTAATAAAATATAGTTTTTTCGGATCTTTTAATTCTTCTGTTCCTAAAATATTAAATTGATTTTGAAGTTGAAGACGGGCTAGATCCTGAAACGTAAGTGACTTCATTTAAAAGAAGTCTACAAAGCAATGGAATATCGGAAGAAAAGGTAACTTTACCTTTCTCCGATATTCTCCTTTATTCAAATTGGTTTTTCCCTGCGGAAAAATCCGGAAAAAACCTCAGATATACTAGATCTTTGAAAGAATGTCGGGATGGGAAATCCAGGACGGCCACGTGGAAAAGATTATCAAAAGAATTTAGAAAAACGACTTAGGCTCTCAAACCCTAAACAAACTTCTTCTGCAAACAATATTCAACCAAGTATAATCAACGAAAGGTTACTTCATCTAGCAAAATCCTTTTTTAATTCGGTAAATACCGAATCAGTCGCAGGTAGACTTTCAAAAAATCCCACGTACACTTACCAACAGTACCAAAATATTCAAGAAGGAGTATTACTCCGACCTATCTGGAGAATTCCCTACGAAATTTTGCGTAACGCTTCTTACGGAACTTCGATCATATCTGCGATCCATACTGTTCGAGTAGATGGGCTTTCTAGATTCGCTCGAATCTCAAAGAAAGAAGGTCTCTGGTTTCGCATGGAAGATGAGGACGAAGAGGTCACAGACGAAGTTTTAGAGCGAATGAAAGCCTGTGGCAAATGGTTCGAACGAATGGGCGACTTGGTTGATGGGTGGAATAACCGAGATCATTTTTTCCCAGTTTTCGAAATGATGATAAGGGATACTCTCACCCTTGACTCAACCGCATTTTGGTTAATTCGAAACGCATTAGGTAAACTTGTTGAAATCCGCTACTTAGATCCCGCGACGATTTACCCTGTGGATCCCAAATTAGGATACAGGGGAGATAAATCGGTGGCTTTCGTTCAAATGATCGAAAACACCGTAGTCGAAACTTTCACTTCTTCGGATCTATTATGGAATCATAAAAATCATATCTCGGATGTTCAGATGCGGGGTTTCGGGTTCTCACCTCTCGAAGCCTGTATGCTTGATCTTACAGGAGTTATTAATACTTTAAAATTTAATAGAGATAGATTCACAAGACAACCACCTGCTGGGTTTCTTTCGGTTCTCGGGGATCTATCTCCGGAAACAATTGAATCGTTAGAACTTCAGTGGCAAGAAATGATATCAGGAATGGATGACTCCCATAAAATTCCGATTCTTGGAACTTCGGCTGGAGAAGTATCTTGGACACCATTAAATCTTCCTAATGATATGGTCTTTAAAGATTTTATTCAGTGGCTAGTTTCGTTTGTACTTATGGGTCACGGAATGGATGCTGCAGAAGTAGGTTTGCATTTAATCAATTCTCCAGGTATTTCGGAAGCCAATCCAAAAGACAAAATCAAAATGTCAATTTCTAGATCAGAAAAAGCACTATTAACTTCTTTCGAACACACCCTTGGAAATATAAAAGAATTTAGAAACGATGTTTTTCCAGGAATCGTACCTGAATTCGCTGGAAAAGACCCCGAGGATGAAAAAGACAAAATTGCGCGCTGGAAAGAAGAAGTAACTAATATAAAATTAATCGATGAGATTCGAAGAGCTAACGACCTACCTCTAATCGGGGATACTTTAGCAGACTTATACGGAGTCGATCCTGAACAATACAAAATGTCCGGAGCTCTCATTCTAAATCCAACATACCAGCAGTATTTTGGACAAATAAAAGCACAAAGCGAAATGAATTCAAACTCTGGAGAAGAAGAGTTCGGAGAAAACGGTGAATATCCTTCGGAAGAGGAAAACTACAATACTAAAGAGGAAGATTTCGATATGGAACCAGACTATGATTTAACTTTTTGAACGTTATTATGGACTATCTATATTATATACTGGTATTAAAAGGTCTGAATTCTGAAATTTAATCCTCATATAACCTGCTGGCAAAGAAGGTAGTCCTGCTGCAGATCCACTTGTAGCACTATTATCAAGACCAGTATCAAAATTCGGGGACCGAAGGGATTTTCTAAATATATCAGCATTCGAGCCATATAATCCCACTGAGCTCGGTTCAACAAAGGAACTCGCGTCCGGTTGAAAAATCAAATATCCCCCTACTCCACCACCTCCCGGTTTAGCAAACTGTCCTTGAATTAAAGTGTCGTTCAAACAATCGATATAAACGGAAATACCAGGGAATATTTCTAAAAGTGAAAAATCAGAATCATAAGTATTAGATAAATTTGAAATTTCAATCCTGGCTAAGGAGATCGGGGCAGAAAGGTCCTTGGAAAAAGAAATGAAAGAACAGGAAGTAGATCCGTCCCAAACGAATTGGCAATTTTTTATCCTAGCAAAAATAAAAGCGATTTCTTTTGTGATTAAAGGTGTAGTACGACCGATTACATCCAAAATACAATCTTCGAAAGAAGGAAGTTCCGTAAAAAGGATCTGGTTCGATCTCAAATCTATGCCGTTATTTTTAGTTAGAGAACCTTTGTCGCATCGAAATATTGTTTCTAAATTAAATTCATAGTTTCCATCCGGAATTAAAAACCTTTCTCCATTCGACAAGAAGCTAGAATCAAAAAAGATTGTCTTTGGCAATTTCTTTAAAGATCCAGAAACGGTGGAATATAAGGCTGTGAAACTTGTAAATATATTCCCACTTGCCACACCGCCCGGTTGGTAAACGAAAAGTCCAAGATCTCCTATAGTCGAAGCATTCGGTCTTTGACTTTCAAAGAGTAAACCATCTAAATCGAGTGTTGCGATTCCTCCGGGGATCCCTTTTTCTGTGTTATTGATTTTGTTCGGCAGATCAGTTTCTAATATTTGAATTCTTGAATTAAGATTCGATTCGGCAACTTCTCTATTGGACGCTTCTTGCTCTATTTGATTATCCACATACTCGCGGATTGAATTCTCTTTTAAAAAATCAATTCTATAGGACTTCATTTATGCCACACGAAAACCCTGATAAACTTTTCTTGAAAAATAGGATCGTCTGTGATTCCTATAGTAATCGTTCCAGAATTATCGAAGCTTTGATTTCTTGCTATAGACCAATTTCCAAGACCATCTTCAATCCATGCGGAAATATTAAGGATGTTTGATCCTAAAGGAGTATTTAGAATGCAAGTTCCAGTTATATCGGTTATGCCTTCGAACCAAGATTTTTGAGGAATGGTTCCCGTCGGTGCTTGTCCTACTCCATTCGAAATTCCAACCCAAAGAAATATTGTTTGGAGAAGATCCAGGATTTTTGTTTCGGTATATTGCTTTACGGATCGAGCAGAAGGAGCAACCGATATTTCCGTAAACAAAGGGGAATCACTTACACTTGTACCCGAATTTAAGTTGTTATAAGCTGGTGTTTCTAAAAAGAACCAGGAAGCTTGGGACTCTGAGTAAGTTAACTCCCAGTATCCACCGTTTAAATCCAGTTGCCAATCCTCTTCGAATCCTTGGATTTTATTTCCATTTCTTAATAGAGTGATCGGATTTGTTTCGGAAAGGTTCGCAATATCTAATATTCCAATGACCGAATTATTTTTTGGAGAGGAAGGTAAGGTTATCGAAAACCCACCATTAGTCACTTCGGCAAGAACTCTTTCATATTTAGAAGCTGCGTAGTCGGAAGTTTTTACTTGAGTATTTTTTAGAGAGCCGAAGTTTTCTCTCCAAGTCCCATCACCCGAAAGAAAATGTTCCTGTTCTCCCGCAATTGGAGTAGGAACAAGTCCTTTCTCTCCTGGACTAGATTCGGAGGCTCCAACAAATGGATCGTCCGTTGCTAAAGTACCTGCCTTATCTGGTAAAAACCATTGCCTTACTGCAGTTGCTAACGATCTTATCTTCGAAGTAATTGTACTTCCGTTGACTGAAATAATTTCAATACCTGGATTCTCTGGATCGGAAGAAAGGCCAACATACCCGAGAGGAACATTTCTTTCGGATCTCAATTGATACTGTGGATGATCGTTTCCGGAACTTAATCCAAGAAGAATGGAGTGTTGTTGAGCTCTCGCTGTGGTTTTTATCCACCTTCCAGGAGAGGGGGTAGAAAGATCATTAGGTTTAATTACTCGAAGTGAATCTATTGGATCAGGAACAACTAAAAGAGATTGTGCATCAAACTGATAAAACGCGAGTTCGTCTTCTACTTCTCGAATTTGTTTATCATTTCTGTTATTCGCTGGTATAGCTTGTAGTTCGGAAATGTTCTGAACAGGAACATTCCAATTTGCTAAAACTTCGCTTCGTAAATATTCAAGATTTACTGCATCTTTATTGTCCGAAGGTGACGCAACTTTCAAGGTAGCGAAATCAGAATCATCCGGGTTTCTGACTTCTATAGATGAAGAATTATATTTTAATTGTGCTCCTCGTCTTCCGAATCGGATTTTGGAGCCGACTCCAAATAGAGAAAAATCGAAGACCTTTCCCATTATCCGAGGTAAACTTCCACGCGAATTTTATTCGTGGAGTACTGCGTAGAAACTCGTAAGGAATTCAAACTACCAGTCCAGGCTAAGAATCCTTCCGTTAATTCTATTTCGTCTGAGGAACCGTTTAAACGTACTTTAACAGGAGCGGGGTCGGATGCTTTGACTGCGATGGCAGTGTCATTTTCTTTGTAAGTCGCAAGTATGATTACGTACTTAAATTCGATTCCTAATGGAATAGGAATATCTACTAGGTTATCCGTTTGCGTAATATTCTTAGTTAACCTTTGAGGTTCTTGAACTGCGTATTCTTTTTCGAATTTTTCGAGAAGTCTTTCAACGGCGACTCCATCTCTAGTTAGTAAATCAAAATGAATGCGATGATATTCCATTCATCCATTTTGTTTTAAAACATATAATCGGTGGGGAAAAAGGAATCTTATCTGGATTTAATTTTCAGGGTGTTTCCTCCCATTGCGGATTGAATTACTGCATCCTTCAAAGAAGATATACCTCCGACGGCCATTTCTAAAGTTGCCCTTAACCCGTTAATCGTTCCTGCAATTAAAGGTAGGGAAATATTTTCTAAAACTTTAATTCCGTCCACGACTTTGTTGAACACAGCTTGATTATCTTTAAATAGATCAAGCATTGCCTTGTTTAGATCGTACCCGATTTGGGCAGCCCCTCCCCCGTATGCTGCAAACTCTTCTTTCTTTAAATTGTCTAAATAGGTAACTTTATTTTCACCTGCCTGGATAGGACTATTGTCTCTTCCAAAATTATTCTGAGAAAATTTTAGGTTTTCGGATTCCGTAAAACTACGACCTTCCATTTTTCCTAATATTCCCCGAGTGAGTGGATCTAAAGAATTTAAAGCGGATGAAACATATTTGCCGGGATCTTTTTCGGATTCCCGCATTGCAGCAAAGAAATCTCCCTTATTGGCTTTTATAGCTTCCGCCATACTTAGAGCACCGGTAATCCCACCTCCAAAAACACCTTGTCTTCCTTGATTTGAAAGTTCATCCGCTAAGGAAAGTCTTCTCGATGGGTCCATGCTCCCACTCTCTCTCGTTATACCAGCGGCAAATCTAGTAAATCCTTCTGTTTCTCCCGAATAACCTCGTCCCCTTAAATTCTCTGAAATTTGAGCAAGTTTAGAAATATATTCGGATTGTCTTAAATTAGAAAATCCTGTCGCATTAGCTCCACCTCGAAGATAACCTATATCTAAATTCTTATTCTCTTTTCGAATCGTTTCTAGTTGAGTAACGATTTCGTTTAGACTTTTTCCTTGCGAGGCAGAAAAACGCATTATCTCTTCATCTGCAAGGTTTCCTTTTCCATATATACTTTCGCCGGTGATTCTTCCTCGGGCTAAATTCGATTGAGCGACTTCCGCGTTTGCAAATAAACCTCCACCCCCGCCAATGTATCTTCCAGTTGCTCCATAAGTTGAGGCTTGGCTTTGCATGGCAGCGGTATATTGTTCACCTACTGCAGAAACGATCTTTGCGATTCCCCCAGCGATCGCAATGCCAGCACCTATATACGGTAAGGCTTGACCGATCGTACTTAATCGATCTCCTTGTCCTCCCCCACCCACTTGACTTCCTGGATTGTTTGGATCAGATCTACCGCCAAAGTTTCCAAATCCAGATCCAATTTTATCGAAATGAGCAGTTTGGATTTTTATTTCTGCTTTATCAATCTTTCCACTTGAAAGACCTGATTTTCCTAGAGAACCTAATCCGTTTTCTGTTCCGAATTTATATTCCGAGCTATCTTCATTCTTTTCTTTCTTTTTGAATTTCTCTCGGATCTCTTTATATGCGGAAAGTTTTCGTTCAATGACCCCTGCAAAACCACCGCGTTGAGTTTCATCTAAATCAGAACCGACTGCAATTGTATTGGAACCGGCACTTGAACCCGAAGAATAGTACGAACTTAAATTTTCTTTCTTTTTCTTGGCTGACTTAGACTTTTCCTTAGGAGGACGAATTTTTACATCGATACCTTTCTTTCCACGTTTGGAAATTCGATCGAATTCTTTATCGAAATTATTTAGGTCAGGTTTGACTTTCGCCTTTATCTCGATCGATTCATTCATATTCTCTTAGCTCATCTTGGATTTTCCGAAGGATTTCTTTTCGTTTTAACTCACCCTCCTTCTGTAGCATTTCTTCGGAATACCCTCCGTGTTCTTCCAGGATATGTGCCATCGAAGGGCTTATATCCGATAGGAACTCGCTCGCTTGCATCGCTTGAATTTGCTTTTTTGTGAGAATCAGATTGATCTTTCTTTTGTATCTCTGGAAGTCTACTTTCGCTGTCGCTTCTAGTAGAAACTTCTTCTGGGAGAAAAATAGATTCCCCTTGTTCATCCCTTCCGGAATTATCCCGAATTCTTTCAGTAGAAAGAGATCTAGAATTGTCTCGGGATCCTCGAGTGCGGTTAGGGTTGTTATTTTTTTTTAATTCGGCCTGAAAGGCACGGTCTTGTTTGTCGTAGTCGTTAAAAAGTTCGATTACGAAATTCTGATCGTCAATTTCTTCAAACGTTCGAATTTCCGGAAAATCTTCAGGTAAACTTTTAACTACTTGATCTAAGGTTTGAATTGCATAGATATATCCGAGAGTAGTTGACGGAATTGATTCTAACGAAACCCCACCAAGTCTTCGGCCTACTGCCAAATCAATATCGATTCGTACCCTCGGTACTGCGAGTTCAGCGTCAAAAGTTAGAGACTTTCCTTCTAAGCTTGCCTTAAGAATTATCTTACGGTTGGGTGATAAAATATTCATTCATCACCTCTTAGTTGTACGCTTCAAGAGGTTCGAAATCTAGAAGTTCAAACTCTACATTTCGCCCAGAAAATTCGTTGTTACTTAAATTGAACCCGTCGGTTTGGACTGCACCGGTAAGGAGCCCAACTCTTCGACCCGTAGATTTATCTATTATTAAAATATCATATAGGTCATCTGCTCGGGCATCGTCGTTTGAGTTGATATACGCAACGCCTTCTTGTGCGCTTCGAAGAATATGAAATTCAGCGGATGCGGAACCTTGCCAATCAAGGGACTTTAGACCTCGGGGCTTTCTGTATCCGATTGCTTGGATACGCTCTACATGGTTGTTTATGGTCACTGAAAGGCTTTTCATAAAGCCGACAGCGATCCCATTTAGTTTTACAATCGCATCGTTCCCGGTTAGAATATCCGGATTTGGTCTCTGACTTGCCATTCCCCATTTTCTGGAGAAAGATCAAGTATCGTTAAATTTAACTTATTGGGAACTTGTGCTTGTTCCTCGAACTACATCTAGGCCAAGTAAGAAGAATAAGAAATTCAGCGGACTAACAATCGTTCCGTCTGGGAAAATAAAATATCTTACATCCCCATCTGCTCGAATTGTGAAGTTTTCATCGAACGCGGGAGCACTGTTATAAATGTTTCTGGTAAGCCATCCTCTCGAAGCAATATATACATATCTAAATCTCTGCACCAGTGCAGTTCTAATATCAGCGTCCGTTAGATTTGATCCTATTGCGGATGGATCTGTAGGAACTTCTCCAACTAAGGTCGAATCTAACCATTCCCTTAAATCTTTTACAATCGCAAGAGCAGTGCAAACTGTAGAGGTTTGGTTTAGAATTAGATTCTCTGCTTGGTATGAAGTAAGAGCAAACTCAATCCGGAACGGTCCGTTGTTCGCTTTTCGAGTCACAATTAAACCACCGGCGCGGATTACCTTGCCTATTTGGGGCTTTGTTAGTTTCTCGGGTGAATCTTTAATATTAAGATCTTTGTTTGTAGGAGTCTCTCGAATATTTGCAGCAGCTTTGATTGCATTATGAATTACTGCAATCATCCACCCGGAATAGGTTTTATCTGTAATCCGATCAGCCATCCGGGTCATCACAGGAGAAAACCCTAACGTTAAGAATTCAGAATTTGTATTTTTGATATCATCTATTCTTTCATCTACTGTCTTTGTAGTATCTAAACCTGCCCCTCCAAACCTCTCATCCGATCCCTCCGGAGAATTTGACCTTGCAAGTTTATCCGCTAAATAAAGACGAACTACTTCCAAATCTGTGCAAACATTAATATAAAAACCTTTTGCAACTTCAGTATCAAAAACCAAATCGATAGCATCAAGCCAGTTCGTAACACTTGGGACTCCAGTTGCGCCACCTGATAAATATTTAAAACTTACCATATCCGCAAGGGGCTTTCTTATAGGACCTGCGACAATTTCAGCCAGTCCTTGACCTCTGAAATATCGTTCTTGTTGGGTTAAAAGCGAATGGAGGACTTTCGGACTTCCTTTAATCTCTAAAGAATCGGAAGCTATAATATGATCTAAGGTATTTGTCTTTCTGTCCGGCTGAGAGAGAATTCTACATGTAAATCCTAATTTTGAATTTATATACTCTGACAAAGCAAAAAGGGTCGTGTAATCTTTTATATTTGCAGAGAAACTTGTAGATCCGTCCGTAGAAGCACCTGTTCCAGTGGGCAATGTAACAGAAAAGTTTGTTCCATCGAAAAGCAAACCTGCACTTGCAGCATCTCCGGAGTATTCTATTTCTAATTCTCGGGACTCTAATGCAGTCGATGTTTGAATATTATTTGCATCTCCGATTTGTATAATTGTACCACCACCTGAAATTCTGAATCGGATTTGATTTCCTTTAGGTCCTGGTATGACTGCTTTGACTTTATATCCTGTGGCTTCTACCTCGGCTTCGGCGGCCACGTTCGGATTTACACAAATTGCTTTTATAAGGATTGGTCCTGATGAGAACCGAGAATCCCTGGATGGAGAGAAAGCGTTTTCTATCGCATCCGCTATGTCGCCACTTGAAAGAAGAGATCTGGATTCTTCAGTACTTCCGAATTCCATAACCCTTTTCGAATATTCAAGATTTGAGTCGTTTGCATCGTATCCGTTATCTGATTGGCCGATAAGAATTAAAGTATTGAAATCTGGAGAGCTTCCACTTGGAGGGGAAGCCGTGCGAAATGCACCTCGAGCTCCCGGACGAACATATCCTCGACCTAAAAACTCGACATCTCTAGTTCCCATAAATGGAACTCCAAGCAAGCTCTGGATCTTTTAGTTCTTTGAACTTACGGTAAAATAATTCTCGGAACCTTGGAGTAATGGGCTTCCCAAGTGATTTTTCTTTCTGAAATAGAAATTCCTCTGGACTACTCTTCTTCTTTCCTGTATTCGAAAGATTCTTTCGATCATCCGATATAATTTTGTTCTTATCTAATAGCGAGTTCTCTTTTTCCATTAAGGGTAATCCGCCAGTCCGAAGCCTCCTTCGAATCTGGACTTACTTCCCTTCAAATGTATTTCGTAGCCTTTTATATCGGGAAATAGGTAGGATGGTTTCGTTCTGAAAATCGAACGGACTTGGAGAATTCTTACAGTGATTTCAAATCCCCAAAGGGGCTCTGGAAAATCTTGTGTATTAAGATTTGGTTCAGCGGAATCCGGAAGTAAAACTCGGCAACCTGGATAAAGAATAGGAAGATCATTTTCCATTAAAAGAAGAATAGAATGGACAGTCTCAAACAACCATTGCGATGTTTTCCTTCCTGCATGACCGGAAGCAAATCCTACAATCGCAATTTCTGATTCCACATGGTGGGAAAATTCCTGAAAATATTTCTCCTGAGCGAATTTATCTATTAATGACTTAGGTGCTGCTCTTTTTGAGTCCGATCTTTTTACGATTTCATTTAGATATTGAACAAACTCTTCTGAGTTTTTGAAATGTTTTTCGTTCAAACCTAGGGATTGAGTTGGAATATCTCTTACCCACTCTACACCTATCTTTGGAAATTGAGAGTTTGTACCTGATTGAGAAATTCCTTCTGTGAATAGTGGATGGCCGTGGATAATTGGTGCATCGATTTTACGATCTGAAAGGCCGGTAAGTGGAAGAGTTAAAGAAAGATATTCTACAACTGCGTCTTCTGGCGGAACCGCATAAGTGACTAAAATAGCACCTTTATCCCTACCATCTCTTTTTCTATCTTCCTCTTCCCGAAGATCATAATCCATTTTGGTCTAAGGTAGTTTTAGATCTTTGTTATCGGTTACTTTTTCTTACTTAATAGCTCTACGATTAAACCTTTCATGTCGGAAGCGACTGCCTTCTTTAAAGTTTTTGAACGTAAAGCTTTATCCACATCCTTTTTAACTCCCTCCTGGATCCGCTGTGCTGGTATTTGAGGATAGTTAAATCCTCTAGACCTTTCTGTAACCGTAACGAATTTCATAAAGGATCTTTGGACCTTCCCGTTCTTGTATTTTTGCTCAACGGCAAATACATTTCCTCTGCCAGTCATTCCAGGGTCCTTTCGATATTTGTATCTATTCCTAGGAACTAATTGCCCCCTAGCGTTTTCTTCTTTATAGCTACCTGTCTTTGTAATAACCGAATTGATTTCGTTTTTCATCGGACCAACTGGTGATCCGTCCTCATTTTTACTTAAGGGAATTACAACGTAAGGACCTCTTTTCCCCATCCTTGCTCTTTTCCCACTTAACAAAGCCTCCTTCATGTTATAGCGGGACCTTCCCTTCTCAATTACTTTCATGTAATTGTATTTTCCTTTGTTTGGATGATATACTTGATAACCTCCCGGAATTTTCCGAATGAGTATCCCTCCACCACCACCAGTGGAATTCGAAATAGCTTGCCTACCCCACCACGCAGGGCGCACAGATAGAGTATTCTGAGTCCAAGACTTTTGAGCAAGTTTAGCAATTTGTCCAAGGATTGTTTTTGTTCTTGGAAACTTACCTTGGTCGTAAAGAGTTTCGTAATTCATAAAAAAGCCGGGATTTTAAACCCCGGCTTCCTTCTTAACGTTTTACTGGAACGTTTTTAAAGACTCGGAACTTTTCTGGAGCTAAGATTTGCATTACTCCATAGTGCTCAACTAGTCCTTGGCGTAACCTTAACCTTCCGCCTGCTCCATAAGGAAATAGTGATTTTGTAAATCCTAAGAGTTCCGAAAGAATGAATGTTCTATTCTCATCAGTACCAGATTGTGCATTGAAATCCCCCAGGATCATAATAGTAGTTCCTGGAAGATCGAAATTCAAATCCTGGTAGATGGTGGTAGGACCTGAATTGTTTCGGACAACTTCTACCATGTAGCGGATGATTCCGCTCGCCGGAGTCGTTTCTCTGAATATCGCAAACCGAGTAGTAGGTGGACCGGAATTACCCGGTGTAAGAGTGATTTCTACTCCGCCGCCTGTGTTTACAGTCTCAGTATCTACTACGCAAGCAGCAGACCAGTGACGTAAATTACCTGCACATGCTCTGTATTTATATGCTCCTGAATAACTTACGTCGAACTTAGATCCTGTTACCGATGGAATCGCGGCTAATGCAATTACAGGAGTTTCCGGTGAATCTGTGTCGGATGTTGGACCTTCTACTAAATTTCCATTGGAATCTAATCGTTTTGGGACTTCCCAATCGTGACGATCCATCCAGATATCGTCCTCTAGCGTTACCATATTATTCGCAGCGTTAGAATCCCAGATATGAGGAACGATATTTCCTAATCCTACTGAGTTTGGACCATGATTATTGTTTTGTAATACTTTGGCCTGACCTGCGAAATCATAGATCTGGTCATACAACGCTTTTGTGGTGTTGTGCATCCACATTTGGTTTGCAAGGCCGAAGTACCTGGTTCTGATTTTCGATGTGAACTCTTTGATTTCATCTGCACTTGGGAGTTGGCCTCTTGCATCAGTTACAAATTCCGATCCAAGATTTGAGATCTTAGTAACGAAACCATCTTGGTTGTATTTGTTTATGGATTTATTTCCAAACCAATACGAACGCATCATGTTTTCCATTCCGCGTCTTAAAGCGGCGTTCGATTGGATGATTTCTGGATCTTGTACGTTTGTTACTGTATCTACAACTTTGTTAAATGCGAATCCTTCGGCGACGTAGTTTACCTCGTCATACAACCTTTGGATTTCTGCGTCTCTAAACTCAGGCTCATCCGATTGGCCTATATAGGATGTGTTATACCAACCTCCACCGTGTGACCGATTCTTATTGTACTCCGCAAGAACCTGGTTAATTTGCCGTTTTGGAGTTTGTTTTAAGAATTTAAAATCTCTGTCAGTGGATACGATCGCAACGAAAGTCTTGTCCAGAGATTGCATGGACAGAGTGGCACCGCTCGATCCATAATCGATAAAAGGTGACGCTCCGTTCTGTGCTGTGTTCGCCTCAAAGGCTTTTTTAATTTCTAATAGTTGATCTAAAGTATGGGGGCCGTTCAT